ATGAACCTGAGGCGGCAGCATGGCTGGTCGCAAACCGAGCTTGCGAAGAAGCTGGCCGCGCAAGGATTGCCGTTTCATCAGCAGACCGTCCAGCGCATCGAGCAAGGCACCCGCCCTCTGCGACTCACAGAAGCCGCATACGTCGCGGACACCTTCGGTCTGGGGATCAACCAGTTACTCGACCTACTCGACGTTCCTGAATCGGCGACCGCATACCGATCTGGATTCGCCGATGGCGTAGGAGCGGCCGTGGACGCGCTGAACACGCTGAGGGAAACATGCCTCTGATCGTGGTGGCCGCACTGGCAGCTTTGGTCGCTGAGTTCTGGTGGGTGATCGTGCTGGTCACTATCGTCACGGTGACGTTCGTGCTGCTCAAGCGGGCCGATCACCGTCAGGAACATGCCGAGTTGATCGCCCGGGCCGACGAGCAGCACGCCCAGGTTCTCGCCGGCGACGAGCGAGGCATCTACGGCAAGTACACCCCGGCCGACCCGTACCCCGACGAGCCCGGCGCACCGGTGCCGCCCGGGTTCGCGAAGCGTATGCGGATCGGCAGACCGCGGCCGAAGCAGATGGGTTGCGCACCGACCGCACAGCGGCGACTCGTCGTCGCGGAACCGGTACAGGTGAGCGAGTGCGCGGAGGGCGAAGTGCCACCAGTGCAGGCGCCGCGCATCGGCATACTCGCCGAGTCGGTCCGGAACAACGACCGGGTGCGCGTCGTGCTCACGGTCGAAGCGGAGCGGGCGCACCGCCGAGCCCAACGCCACCTCAACATGGCCAACAGCTTGGGCGTCCACATCGAGGTGGACTGACGTGGACAAGTCGCCATACTTCGACTCGATCTGCACCTGCAAGTGCGGTAGCTGCCTCGTGCGTGACCACCAGAACTGCATCAACCCGTCCCACGTCGCGGCGTTCAACGCTTCCATCAAATGGGAAACCGAGCTGCGCCTAACACAAGGCGATCTGACGCAAGGAACATGATGCGACCGAACACATGTGGGATGCCGGGCCCGGGCGATACGCACTGCACCGACGATCCCCTCCACGACTACTCCTGCTACGACGCGAGCGAGGATGTGTCGTTCAACTCGCGCCAGAACTTCCGGCACGACTGCGATGACCCGGACTGCGACCGGCAGCACTTCACCAACGACGGCGACTGACAGAGTCGGAATCACGATGGTCCTCAAGTATTTGCGGCTGCGGCGCACGATCCGGAGCTGGAACAACTCCAACGGGGTGACCGTCCATCACAAGTGGGAGAACTGTTGGTGTGGCGCGCACGTCCTGGCCGAAGGCAGCGAGGCTGAGGTGCAGTTCGTGTGCGAACAGTTCCGAGCACGTCACCGCCACATTTCCGAATCAGCTTGACGCAACGCTGCATTATCAGTAACCGGCAAAGGATGTGAGACATGACCGAAGTCGAGTGGGCCAACCTGAGCATCCCCCTCGTGGTCTTGGCGCTCTACCTGTGCATCTGGACTCACGAGGCCATCTGGCGGTGTCGGGAGCGTCGAAAGAACCACACCGAGGAAAGGGACTGATGTGACAATCGCATTCGAGATCCACCAGGACGACGGCACGGGGAACTGCACCACCTGCGGAACCCCGTATCCCGAGCAATGCCGGGTGGAAACCAAAGCCGTCTACGTTGCCGAGGTGCATGCACCATGACCGAGCTGGCCTGCGGACGGCACCCCGACACCGATTGCCCGTTCTGGGAATGCTGCGCCTGGGTTCAGCGCAGCCCTGTCGATATTCCCACTATGACCTCAGAATCGACCTCATGACCAACCCCATTAATCGGGCGCTGACCGCCTTCGATGAGCTCATCGCCGCGTGGCTCGGACCCGCCGCGCAACGGTTCGTATTCACCTCGGGCAACACCCACGCTGAGCGGGTACGTGAAGCCATCCGCACAGTGGCTAAGGCCGACGAAGACGACCGCCGCATCGGTTACGGTGTGTTCTCCAAGGCCCCAAATATCAAGCGAGAAGCGGCCTACGACTACGACCTGATTAGCGCAGTGCTCGATGACCTCGCCCAGGCGCAGAACGCCCACGAGTACGCCACCAAGCAGCGTGTCGGGGAGTTCGTCATCTGCGAAATCCAAGAGGTCCGGGAATGACCGCACAGGAGTGGGTTATCTACCGTCTCAGCCGCATCGCGTGTCGGTTCGGTTACCACACCTTGACCTGCCGGGGTCGTGTTGATCATGACCCCTACGCGGGCTGTTGGACCGATAAGTGGTGACCCTGGGCAAATCGGCAGTTGACGTAAGGCGGATCTATCGGTGCGGGCCGAGAGGATCGAACTCTCCATGCCGCTCTCGCGGCGAGGGCTTTACAGGCCCCCTGCGACACCAGTTGCAGACCCGCCTGGTTGAGCGGGTTGACGCACGTCTCGAGAGAATCGAACTCCCGCCAACGGGTTTGGAAGCCGTTGTGCTGCCACTACACCAGAGACGCCTTGTCGGGGCGGCGGGACTCGAACCCGCGACGTCCGGTACCCAAAACCGGCACTCTGGCCAACTGAGCTACACCCCGTAGAAGCCGGGGCTGGCAGCAAGCGCGCGCTAACCCTCGGCGGTATATCGCCAGGGCCACGGTCGGCGGCGCGCGGAACTCATGCACTCAAGATAGCCCACGGCGCAACGGAATATCGGCAACGACTCAGGAACACAAAAAGAACCCGCCCCGGGCCGAAGCCACGGGGCGGGTTCTGCACATTTCAACCGACCTCCGACAAGGTCGAAACCGAGTATAGAGCAGTCGGCCGCCTATTGGTAGACGGTCGGGTCAACCTCCTCCGGTTGGGGCCTGCTGGCCACGCCGGTCGCGCTGCTGCTCACGCCAGAGCGACCACAGCATCGGCACATACGTCACCGCGCCCAGGCTGTAGATGATGAACCGGATGATCTGCCGGCCTGGGTAGTCGTCTTGCCACCACACTGAGACCACGGCCTGCAGCAATACCAGTGCCAGGATTAACGACTTGGCCAGGTATATCTTGCCGATTCGATTGGTCCACCACCGCGACCGGCCTGCGTACAACACCGCGAACAGGACAGCCAGCACCGCGATACAGAGCAGAGCGATGTTCGCATTCAGGCCGTAGTCGACGTCAAACCAGATGTCGGAGGTGATCGTCGCAGCCACGCCGGCCGCGCCAGCAACGTAGATCCACCTCATCGGCCACCCCAAGCATGTTGCAGCAATTCCGTCCATCCGTTCTTCTCGATCTCGGTGCGCAACCGGGCGGTGACCCGGGCTGATCGTTCGGCCAACTGCTCGGACAGTTGGAGTCGGAAGTCAGCGGCGGCGTCCTGCTGCTCGGCGACCTCCGCACGCCGCTCGGCCTCTGCCGCACGCTGATTGGCCTCGGTGAGTTCGATCCGCGATCGCGACCACGGCCAGCGCATCATCGCCCACCCCCTTGCACCAGCTCGCGTACTGATCCGAGCAGGTGGGTGGTGGCCTCCTCCATCGCGTCCTTTTTGACCATCGCGTGACTGAGAGTGCTGATGGTCTCGCCGTCCTTCTCGGACCGGGAGCGGCTGGCCGCGAGCTCGCGGTCCCGCGCTTCGAGCTCGCGGTCCTTGGCGTCCAAGATCTCTCGATGATGGATACCAAGGACCAGCCAGCCCCTCTGCAACGAGACGAACAACAGCACGCCCATCATCACAACGAGCGTGACGACGCCGATGCCATTCCATGACTCAGGGCTCCAAACCCCAGTCACTACAGGATGCCGTCTCGACGCTGCCCGTACAGGCGGACCCCGGCCGTGCTGGTCGCGCCCATGCCGAACACCGCGGCCACCAGACCGAGCCACAGTGGCAGTTTGTCGGGCGCGATGAAGCCGTATCCGACGAGCAGAGCCAGCAGTGCCGTGGCGATCGTGTAGAGCCACAGGATGACCTTGGTGTTCTTCGTGATCGCAATCAGTTTGTCGAGCATGGTTCCGTTCCTTTCGGTGGGTTGTGCGTCAGCGGCGGAACGCTGCGACCATGTCGCACGCGACCTGAATTCCGGTGCGGTTCCCGAACTCTGGCTTCGGCAGGTGGTACTCGCCGTGGGCCTGCAGGCCCGGGAGCGCGGCGAGCAGCACCACCAGTTGCGGGATGTTCGTCAACACACCGCGTACCGACAGGAGCTCGATGAGTTTCGGGTTGGGCTGGTCCTTGGCGCCGAGCACGCCGCTGATCACCGTGCCGAGCACACTGGCTGAGGCTCCCGTGATGCCGGCCAGGACTGGCCCGGCGAGCGGACTGGCCAGCCCGCCAACGAAGGGCGCCACCAGGTTCAGCAGCGCCGGCAGGATGATCTGCGCGGAGTACACGACGAACGGCAGCTCGGTTTCCGCGCGGATAAACCACTCGTAGAACAGCGGCCGGATCTCGTCGGCGACTTCGGCGTAGAAGTCGCCCTTCGTGGTGATGTTCCGGATCAGCGCCCGCAGCCACGCCGCCCGGGTCTTGCGGGCGATCCCGGTCTTGTCCTTCGACGGGTTGCCGAACTGCAGCACACCGTTGATGCGGTCGCGGATCAGCTCGAATTCGCCGCCGTCGCCGAACAGTTCCTCGAGTGCGTCCTCGATGCCGTCGGCCGACTGGGAGTACCCGGAGAACCACAGCTCGACATCGACACGTGCGTTCGGGTCGATGCGCCGGGCGGCCATCGCCTCGATGACGTCCGGGTTGGCCCGCAGCAGCCGGGCCAGCTCGGCGCCGATCGACGCGGTGACGTCGAGGTAGGACAAGTCGGGCGGGCCGCCCATCAGGCCGAGATAGCCGCCCTTGGCGTACCCGATCGGCTGGTGGTTGAGCTTGAGGACCTTCTTGCACCATTCGCCGAGCTCGAACGCCGGGCCGACCCACCAGTCCGCGCCGGATCCGGGCGCGGTGTAGATCCAGATCTTGCGGCGCGGCGCCGCGGTGATGCCGGCGTAGCCGACGGCCGCGGCGGTCGCCTCGTCGAACACGCCGGTGATCGGGATCGCGTGGCCGGACGCGACAAGGCGACGCTGCATTTCGCGGGTGAACTCGGCGTCGCTGTTGCCGTAGTAGCCGTCGACCGGGCCCATCAGGTTCGCGTACGACTCGGCGTAGTCGCGGGCCCAGTGCTGCCAGTGGGTGACGTCGTCACCCCGGGCATCGGATGAGCCGATCCGCAGGGGCAGGCGGGCGGTCACGAGGCTGCCTTGTGCAGGTCAGCGATGCCCTCGACGGTGAACTTGCCGCGGCTGCCGTCGGCGAGCTTCCCGAACAGTTCCGGCCAGCCCTTGGCCTCGGGGCCGAACATCTGTTCCCACACCTGCTTCACCATTTCCTCGTGGGGCGGATAGGCGAATCCGGCGGGGGCCGGTGGCGGGGTCGAGATCGTGCCGAGCGGGACGTAGCCGTGCTCGACCAGCTTGGCCAGGGTGACCGGTCCGACGATGCCGTCGGCCGCGACACTCACCCGCGCCTGGAACTCCCGCACCACCTGCTCGGTGGCTGGCCCGAAGTCGCCATCCACGTCGAGCTTGGAGTAGCTGCCGAAGTTGTCGTTCATGAACTGCTGCAGGCTGCGCACCCGGTCGTTGTTGTCGCCGAGCTGGGCGTAGATGTTCTCGGACGGGGTCGGCGCGGGGGTGGTGCCGCCACCGGTTCCGCCGCGCCGGAACGTCGAGAAGCCGTCGGCGCGGATCTTGCGCTTGATGAAGTCGTTGCACTTGGCCTGGTTGTTGTACGTGTTGTAGCCCATCTGGAAGTGCATCGAATCCTTGGGACTGTTCCAGTCGTTGCCCCAGAAGATCATTCCTTCGTAGAACGCGAGAAGTTCACGCACGACAGCGGTTTCGGCGGCGGTATAGCCGTCGAGCGCCTTGCCCATCGGGTGGTCGGACCAGTTGAGATCCATCGCGGTTCCGCCGAGGTGGTTGCTGGTGGCGACCGAGTTGGTGGGGGTCCAGCCGCCTTCGTCGGTGCCGCCTCGCGCGTTGTACAGCGACTCGACGTAGGCGTGGAAGTCGGCGGCGAACGCCTTCATGATTCGGCTCGGGATGCCGCGCTGCAGCGGGATCACGATGCCAGTTCCGGGCACTGCGCTGCGGTCAAGCAGCTCGGGTCCGCAAGCAGGCCAGCCGTTTTCGGTCATGTTCAGTTCCTTTCGGGCACGACGAAAACCCCGGTCGCCGAGTGGCGCCGGGGGCGGAAACGATCGATCGAGAGTGAGAGTTAGAAGGGGAAGGTGCTGTCGCGTTCGAGGATGGGGTCGAAGATGGGGCAGCCCTTGCCGAATGCCCAGGCGAACAGTGCGAAGATGCCGAGTCCGGTGGCAATGCCGACCGCAACCGCGCGCAAGGCTCTGATCATGAAACCCTCCACTGGATTTGTTACGTCCGCTAACGGTGATCAGTAGCGGGTGGCATGATTCGGTACATGGGGAGAAGATCTGGGGGTTGCACGATCGAAGGCTGCGACGGCCGGCACATCGCTGATGGGATGTGCCACTACGGCGACGCGCCGCACAAGGCAAAGGGCCTGTGCAAGAGCCACTATCGACAGGCCAACCACGTTCCGAGCCAGCGGAGAATGCCCGCGTTCCATGTCCTGACGCCCGATGCGGTGCGGCAGATTCGACACCTTTACGGGACGGGCAACTACAGCCAGGTCGAGTTAGCTAGGAAGTTCGGAGTGTCTGGCAAATCGGTCTGCCACATCGTGAATCGCAAGAGCTGGCAGAACGTGGAATGACGAAGGCCCCAGGGAATCCCCGGGGCCTTGCGTTGTCGGATTGCTACTTGTCGGGCGTGGGCCCGGGCTTCGGCTTGGCGATGCCGGGGCGGTTGACGCCGTTCTTGAACTTGCCGATCGCGTCGTTGATCGCGTCGGTGATCCGCTTTGCGATGGGGTCTGCGACGCGGTGCGCGGCGATACGGCGCTGTTCCGGGGTGGGCTTGTAGTACGGGTCGTGCGAGCAGGTCGTGCCGGTTCCGTAGCACGGCCGGGCTTCGGCGGCGGGTGCGCCGGCCAGGCTGATTGCGGCGACAGCGACGACGGCCGCGGTGGCGGTGCGTAGCATCAGTGGGCCTCCATTTGGGGGTGGGCCGCGTGGCGGGCCGATGGTTCCTAGGCCGGTTAGCCCGCCACGCGGTGTCTGAGTAACACCCAAAGTGTAGCGCCGCTTGCCCGCTGTGTCTACGGTTTAGCAGGGGAAGCGCGCTACACTCCCCTTATGGACATCCTGGACTGCATCCGCGCCAACCGGGAAAGGCACCGGGAGCACACTGAGGCGGCGGACACGCTCGATTCCCAACTGCAGAGCCTCGTGAAGACCGCCTTCGAGCAAGGGCACACCGGCCCCCAGTTGGCAGCCGTTCTCGGGATCTCGAAAGAGCGCGTTTACCAGATTCGCGACGGTAGGCGTTGAGCTACACCCACTCGACCAGGGTGTAGCCGTCTCGGCCAGACCCGCCACTCTTCGATCCGATGCCCCCGCCGTTACTGGTTCGGTAGCCGCCACCGCCGCCACCGCCGCCACCGCCGGCCCGACCGCCGCGGCCACCCGAGCCGTTGGCGCCGCCGCCACCACCAGGACCAGGGTTGCCGCCGGTCTGATCAGCGCCGGCCGACCCGGTTCCAGTGTTGCCGTTGCCGCCACCGGCTGCCGTGGTGCCGCCACCGTTGCCGCCTGTGTTTCCGTTCGAGACGTCGTATCCGCCGCCACCGCCGCCACCTGCTGCACCGCCAGCGGTGTTCGCCGGCGCTGACGATCCATTGCCGGTACTGCCGTTGGCGCCGTTGGTGCCGTTCGCGCCGGTCGCCGAAATGCCTGATGCGCTGTAGGTGCCGCCGCTCTGCCCGGATCCGCCGTTGGCTGTGAGAGAGATCGACCCCGATGTGAAGGTCGACGCTCCACCGGGTGACCCCGGGTTACTGGGACCAAGGCCGTCAGCGGGCATTCGACCAGACCCACCAGATCCGCCGGTTCCCATGTTGACACTGTAGGTCGGGCCCAGAGACGTGACTGGAATCCAGATGCGGAAGATCTTCGCGCCACCGCCACCGCCTGCGCCGCCAGCACCGGTGAGGGTGGCAGCGAGTACCCCGCCGTAGCCGCCGTTGCCGCCGCCAACCAGCGTGACCCAGCAACCGGCCGCGCCGACCGGGACGGGCTGGTCGGTACGGTTGATGTTCTCTTCGTTGAACGGTGTGAATGTCGGCCACACCTTGACGAACTGCGACCCGTCCCAGATGTATGCCTCCGGGTCCACGAACGCCGAACCGTTCCACACCTTGAGCGCGGAAACGTCAACGAAAGCCGTTCCGTTCCAGAGCTTCACGACGGCGGCACCACGTACAACACACCCGCCGTACCAGAGCCCGGCAGAGTGGTCCCCATCCACATCCCGACCGCCGAACCTGAGCCAGCGATCTTCCCGGCCAACGCCGCGTCCAGTCCGGTCACGTTCGCGGTCGTGTGCGTGTGAGCGGTCGGTGTGCGCGCGTCGGACAGCCGAGCATCGTTGCCCTCACACACCTTCCCGGCGCCCGTGCCGAAGTCGGCGGCCAGCGTCCGGTTGGCCGCCAAGCTGCCGCCACCGGTCAGTCCTGTGCCCGCCGAGATCGTCGTCGTCTTGTCGGCCTTGCCTGACAGGGCGGTACTCGCTGCCGCGATGTCCAACGTGTTCTGGTTGACGACGTCAGCGAGTTCGTTCTGATCCGTATGTGCGAACCAGTCGTCCTCTGTCCAGTCATTCTTGAGCGTCATCGTCTACCGCCTCGTCTGCACTCGACTTCGTCGTGCCGTCGGGGTTGGTCACCGTGACCGTCGGGACCAGTAGCTCGGCCTTGATCGACCCGCAGTTGAAGATCACGAGACTGTCACCCGCACAATGCCGGCCGCGTTGAACGCCACTGCGAGCGTTCCACCGTTCGGGGCATACGAGTCGTCCCCGAAGTCGATCAAACCGACCAGTGGGTTCGCACCGGCGGACCCCGGGCCCTTGTCGACGATCGCCGCGTAACGGGGTGCATTGCTGCCGGTCAGGGTGGCACCGGGCCAAGAGACGTCGTCCCCGTCGAATGTGACCGTCTTGGTGCCCACTGTGACTACCGGGTTCGCGATGTTCTTGCCGCCCGCCGTATATCCCGTTCCCACAACCTCATTGGTCAGGGCCGACTCATACCGGTGCGTGTTCTGATTCGGCACGTACAGTCCGGTGAGCAGCTTGAGATACACACTGGTGCTGCCGTCGATGTCGACCTCTTTGTTCATAGCCGACTTGAAGAACGACGTGTAGATGAACCCGGTGATCGCCATGTGTTAGCTCCCTGCCTGTTGTGCGGCCTGCGCCGCCTGCCGGTTGTTGAGTTCCTGCAAGAGCCGGCCGATCGCAATGAGTGCGTGGCCCGTTGCGGCGCTCTCGGGTGGAAGGTTGTCCACCACTTGGTTGAAGAATTGCTCGGCGGCATCGAGTCGTTCTGCGGGAGTCATTGACGTCCTTTCGATTTCACGGTCGACGGACTCGGACAGCGACTAGACCTGCGCCACCGGCACTGCCGTTCTGGCCGACGAAGAACAGCGATCCGCCGCCACCACCACCGGCGCCGGGCTGTGTTCCTGCGCCGCCCGTTCCCGAGCTGGATCCGGTGCCGCCTGTGCCGCCGGTGACGGTGCGCGTGCCCTGGGTCCGATTGCCGGGGCTGGCGCCGTTGCTGGCGCCGCTCTCGGTGGTCGCCCCGGCGGCAGTCATTCCGATCGTGGTGCAGGTGGTGTTGCCTCCGTTGCCCGAGTTCGCGGCACCTGCGGCGCCGACTTGCCCGGTGAGGCTGGTGCCGAGAGCGATGTCGGTTCCGACTTCCAGCGTCGTCGATGCGATCGCGCCAGCGGCGCCACCGTTGCTGCCACCCAGGCTGGTGCCCTTCGTGCCGCCGCGGCCACCGGCGTACATGATCAGGTCGACGAGATCGCCGTTGCGACACCAACTCGGCATGTTCCACGTCCATGTCCCGGGGGTGGTGTACGTCGCGTCTTCGGGATCGTGTGGCAACAGGATGGTCGGGGTCAGCAGCTCGGCCGACGCGCTCATCAATGGCGCCGCGGCGCCTGCGCCGGACGACACGGTCGGAGTTGGGACATCGGCCGTTGCTGTCGCGATCGGGGCGGCCGCGGAGTAGTTCACCGACACCGCCGGCGGCAAGAGCTCTGCGGTTGCCTCGGACGTCGGCAGTGACGCGCCAGCCACCAGATCCGGGACCAGGAATCCGTTCGGTGCGAACGACCGCGGGAACCGGTACGGGAACCCGTTCGTGGCCGCCGAAGCGGTCAGCAGCGGCGCCTCGACCACCGCGACCAGGTCGGCGGCCGGCATGTCTGCCGAAGCGGTCAGCAGCGGCGCCTCGACGATGACGTCCTCGGTCGTCACGCTGACCTCGGGCGCCAACAGCTCTGCGCTGGCCACCAACGTCGGAGCTGCCACAGGCACGGGGCCCACACCCACTGTCGGTGGCAGCAGTTCGGCGCGTGCCCGCATCGTCGCGTTCGGACCTTTGAACTGCCACGGGAACTGGTGCGGGAAGCTGTCTCCCGTTGCCGGCAGCTTCGCAACCACACCCGACTTCGCGGTCGGGGTCAGAAGCTCCGCGGTCGCAGTCAGGGCCGGGGCGTTGGCCTGGGCCCCGGGGCTCGTCCACACCTCACGGTGAGGTGGACCGGGGAGCGCGGCCAGCTCTGTGGACCACGCGGTGCGGTGAGCCCTAACCCGAGTCGGGAACTCCGTACCCCACGGCATCAGACCTCATCCGCGTCCAACACCAGCAGCCGGCCATATGTGAGGTGGAGGTACTGGCCGCGGTAGGCCACGACGCCATTGCCCTTGTTGTCGTTGGCTTGCAGCCGCCAGATCACGCCGTCTTCGGGCACTACTACCCCCGGGGGAACCGCAGCGTCGCCGACGTTCCAGGTGTCGATGGTGCCGCGCCACGTCAGCGCGTCGGGGCCCGACAGCTCGGACAAAACGTCCATCATCTTGTACTGGTCAGCCAAAAGCACTGGACCGTCGGCGAATACGCTCTTGGTCTCACTCATCTACAGCACCTCCGAAGCTGTCAACACACCCAGGCCGGCCGGGATGTTCTGGAAAAACACGAGTCGATTGCCTGTCTCCATGCCAGCGCCGATCTTCCGGAAGTCGGGCCCGACCTGGGACACCGCGGCGGTGTCGGTCACGTCGATGATCGGAGTTCCGTTGCGCGTCAACACGAAATGGCGCTTGTTTGCACCGGCCGCCTCGCCGAAGTCGAGGGCGAACTGATCGCCAGCCTTGGGGTAACCCGACCACGCCAGTCCGATATTGGTGACAGCGCCGGCGACTACGGCCTGCAGCCGGATCTCGTCGAACCCGCTGCGGACCCGCACGTAGTTCGATGAGTCCTTCATCCGGAACAGCACGTAGGTGAATGCGTCATCGAAGATGTAGGACTGCGGGGAGGACGACAGAATCCATTCCAGACGGCCGTTGTCCACTGATAGCGCGCCACCGTCGTACCGGCCGATCTGTGTGCGGTTGCCGGCGCCTGACGCCTTCCACACGAGGTTGCCCTTGCCGTCGAGGCCCATCGACCCGGCGCCGCCACCGCTGGACGACACGGTCCAGCCCGACAGGCTCGTCGACGATGCGCCCGCGAAGTCGAGCACAATCGAGTTGGCCTCCGACTCCAACTGCCGCACCCGCGCCTCGATCGCCGCGGCCTTGGTGCGGGCACCCAATCCGGTGTCGAAGATTCCGAAGATCGCGCCCAGCACGTCCTCGACGTCATGGTCGCCGTCGACGAACTCACCAAGGTTCTGGAATGCGTTGATGATCCGGTCGATGATCGCCTGCACGCGGGCGGCTGCATCGGACAGCGTCGTCGGCAACTGATCCACGAACGGGATCGGCAACTTCTGCGTTTTCTTGATGAACGCTTTCTTGTACTTCACCTTGCCGGACAACGCATCTGGCGTCACATGCAACTGCAGCGCCACGCCTTCCACACCAGAGGCCGGCACGGTGTACTTGGTCAGCTCGTTGGACAGCACCGCCCAATCCGGAGCGGTGCCCGACGGTGTCAGTGAGCCCATCACCATCGACGACACCGGGGCCCACCCGGATTCCTCCAACGGCGCTTCCACGCACAGGATGAGTTCGACCAGCACCGATCCGGCCGCGCCGGTCGCACTCTCGTATGCCGCGGACGCGCCTGCCCAGATTTGCTGATTGGGCGAGACGCGGATGACCTCGGACTTCAACGGCCGGTCGGTGCCGTTGGCGGTGACCACCGCGGCCCCGTCCTCCACGCTGTACCCGCTGTTGGGGTTGATGACGATCGAGTCGAGGAAGTCACCCTCGGACAGCAGGTTCGGTGAGAACTGGCCGATGGAACCCAAGTCGATCTGGCCGATCCACCCGAACAGGTTCGCCGCGTTCAGGGCGGAATCGACTTTGAGGAGTCGCTGCACCCACGAGGCCAGGTCGTTCTCGTCGCCGTCGGGGATGCCGGTGAGCAGTTCAATGAGGTCGCCGAGTCCGGGGATGTTCTCGACCCACGGTTGGATGTCGGCCAGCACATCGGTGATCGACCCCCACAACTTCGCTGGCAGGCCGAGAAGCTGGCGGGCCAGCACGGTCATGATGGCCAGCGCCAACGGCGTCCCGGCTGGCAGATTGAACTCTTCGTAGATCGACGCGAGCGGGATCTGTACGGAAGGGTTTTCGAGAACGTAGTCGTTCTTCAACCCGGCTTCGACGAGCTCGCGGGTCAGGCCATAGCGGCCCGTGAGAGCCATCGCCTTCGTCTGGCCGGGGCCCGACGTCGGGAACAGAAGCGCCGACAACCCATCCGGGATGGTGACGCCCGCTGCACCGTTCGGGGTGGTCACGCCGGCCGCTCCGCTTGCAGCTTCGCCAGCAGCTCTTGGCCCTTGTCCCACACCTCCGGATGCTCACTGCGAATGTCGCCGAGCAGCACGGCGGACTTCACCGGGTCGCCCTGCGCGGCCACGACCCGGTCGGCCAGCGTCGCGAGCTCCGGGTGGTCGGGCTGCGACCGCATCCAGTCCAGCAGCATTTCGTGCGCCGTCTGCATCCGCTTCACCTCGGGGTTGTCCGCCCCGACCCGGGCCGGGGTGCCCTTGGTGACCTTCTGCACCGGCGAGTGGTTGCCGAGCCGTTCGTCGACACGCACCAGTTCGTGGCTGGCCAGCTCCGGGTGCACGCGCACACCCAAGTCGTCGTAGAGCTCGGTGGCCCACATGCCCAGCACCGCGGCCGGGGTGCCCATGTACGGGCGCTGCTTATTGCCGGTCGGGATCCGGGAGATCACTTGGGCGATCGCGGCGATCCCGTTGAGGCGTTCGACGTCGGGCATCAGACTCCGTCCTGCGCTGAGATAGAAGTGATCTGGATTCCCGAAGACAGCAGGGACGCCTGCCAGTTGGCGCCGAAGTAGCGGTATCCGGGCCCGTGCGGCACAAGCTCGTCTTCATCGACCCAGCTCCCGTACTCGCTGGTCATGTCCGCGTTGAGCAGCGAGAGTTTCTTGGTCAGGTCGTCGTAGCGCAGCTTGTAGTTGGTGTTGTCCGCCACGGTGTGGCTGATCGTCGGCACCTGGTCGAGCATCGTGATCGGCCCGGTTCCCATGCCGATGTGGATGTAGTTGTTCGAGATCCCCGATTCGTACATCGCGTAGAGGTAGCTGGTCATGTCCGCGTTCGAGCACACGACCAGGCCAGTCTTGCCGGCGCCGGGGTTGAGCAGGTTGAACGACAGCGTGATCGAATCGCTGTTGAGTGGCGCGTAGAACCGCATCGCCGCGTCCACGAACAACACGGTGTGCGGGCCGACGCCGTTCGGGTCGCCGTCGTCGCTGTTGTCGAAGATCGTCGGCTTACCCAGTACGGGAACCCATTTCGATCCGACCAGGCCGGTCCTGGCGTAGAAGTTGTCGCGGAACTGCAGGGCGACGGCGCTGGTGTCGGTGGCAGGCCGATTCGCGAAGTACGCCTCTTTCCGGATGACCTGCCCGTATCGGATCTGGTGGTTCTTGCCGTCGTCGGTGACGACGAACGTCTCGAAGTGTGCGCCCGCGGGAACGATGTCCACCTCGGCCGGGTCGACGTCGAAGGTGATCTCAGTCGAGGTGACCGTCCCGGCGATGTCGGCGATGGTTCCGCCCGCGGTGTCGTAGAACACCGTGTGAACCGTTGCCGGGGTTGGCCATTCGCCAACACCGTGTGACCGTGGGGTGAGTGGCGGCGGCTGGAACTGCTCACCACGCGACATGGTGAGGGCAGCGTACTTACCGGGCATTGTCTAATTCCCTTCTGCCGCAGTCGATTTCACTGCACAAGGTGGACACCAATGTCGGCGATCTTGTCCATCATGTTCTTGAACATCCGCGCGTTACGTTCGCCGACCGACATGGACGCCTTGTTCTGCCCGATCTTGATCGGGAAGCTGAACTCACCGTCAGCGCCGCCGACCAGCGTCATTTCCTCGAACTGGTTAACGAAGATGATCGGGTCACCAGTGCGACGCCGGTACGCGCGGTTGGTGCTGCCCAGCCGGTCCCCCACCTGACCATGCAGGCCGGGGATGAACCACGAATCGCTGCCGATCACACCGGTGTTGCTGGTCTCAGCGTCAGTGGCCTTGAAACCACCACGCCACACCGCCAGCGCCGACCGACTCCACGCATTGTGCTCGGCACCGGCCACGTACACCTCGTGCAGGTGAATCCAGCCGAGATTCTGTGCGCGCGTGGTGTTCTTCCATTCGTCCCACGCGAAGATCGTGCCGACCAGGAACGGCATGATGATGTCGGCCGCGATGTCGCCGAGCGAGTCGAAACCGCCCAGTAGGAAGTAACCAATGAGGTTGCCCGTGGCTGAGATGATGAGGTTCGCGATCGCGTCCGCAGTCGGATTGTCACCACCGACCGTGACACCGACCGCGGTGGCCGGCGCGTGCGACAGCTTCCCCTGTTCCAAGTTCCGGATCACGTACGGCGGCGAGCCCGCCAGCGATCCCAGGAACCCGGACTGCCAGTACTCGTCGGCGTACAGCGACTCGTTATCGTCGACCATCGCCAGCGTGTCCTCGACGAACCCGGCACCCCACTGGATCGCCGAGCGGGCCAGGCCGGTGAGCGCGTTACCGCCGAAGAACGTGCCCGAGTCCTTGGAGAATCCCGAGCGGTCCTCAACCTCGAACACCAGGGCGCCGTTGGCGACGTTGTTGTCGATCAGCCCGTCGACCGTCTCGCCCTCGTCGGTGAAGATCCGCCGGCACGACAACCGGAGCTGGCCGTCGTCGAGCGCGTCGGCGATCACCGAGTCGATCGTGTTCATGCGCGATGCCAGGAACGTCCACAGCGACGAGTCCTCGAAGAAGTTCGGCACCTTCACATGGATCTGCCACGAGCTGAGATTGATGATGTCGAGGTACTGCGACGGGTCGCCCGGGTTGTCCGGAAGAGTGAACGGATGCCCTTCGAGCCGAACAATGTTGATGAAAATCATCAGGGCGATGCAGAAAACGCTGGGACCGAACTCGAACCAGTCCCTTGGGAATTGGAAAATCGGCACCGGAAGCAAGGGGTTCGGCGGGCACAGCATGAACTGGATGAACTGCATGTCGTGGTTCCACGTGCACGTCAAAACATCGACGCCGTCAACGGTTTCGACGTCCCAGTGGTGCAGCAGTCCTGTCCACCGCCACCGGCCGCCGTACATGTCGACGCGGATCAGGATGTTCTTGCACTCATCCGGATTGTTGGGGACCGTCATGATCCACTTGGCCAGATAATGCGACGCGCGCATTTCCGTCTGGCCGGCCGACGATACGTTCTTGACTTCGGGGAACTGGTATTTCGTGAACTCGCGAATGTTGATGCGGCCACGGAACACTGCACCCGGCGAGCCGTCCGGGTTGTTCTTGTACAGGTAGATCTTCGGTTTGGCGCGCTTGAGTGCCTTGCGGCGCTGCCGAATCTCGGCGGTGGTCTGTCGGGTCCGTTCCAGGGTCTCCGACAGAACCGTCACGCTATGCCGCTCCTATCCCCACAGTGGCGCCGACAACACGCGGCGTGCCGAACGGTTCGTTGTGCCAGCGCGGCATGAACAGTTCGCAGCGCGCGCCGTCAGGATTGGTGACCTTGTCAACTCGGACGATGCAGCCGTTTTCGGGATCGCCCATGCCCGAGAGGATCGGGTACTCGAGGTCGCGGCCGGCCATCCGCTCATACACCGGGGCTTCGTTCTCGGCGATGATCGTCTCTTCGGACGGGTCCGAGTCGACGTCGATGTTCTCGCCGAGCCGCAGCAGTGGCAGCCGAACCGTCTTGCCCAGGTCCGCGATGCCGGTGCCGTACTCTTCCCAGCCGAACGAATAGTCGGGCAGTGTCCACTGCGCGCGGTCGGTCAGGGACCACTTCGGCCAGCACATCACGCTGGCCGGGTTGTAGTACGGCATCGGGAACCAATGGCTACCGGCGCCTTCCCACTCATAGACGAACTTCTCGGTTTCGCCTATGTAGTACGGGTTTTCGCAACCCCACAACATGCCGATCGACCCGTACGCGATCAGGTGAGGGTCGCCCCCCTCGAACTCGGCACCGACGAACGGTTGTGGATCCTTGATCTCACGGATGCCGAGCCGACGTTCCCCGTCCACGCTGTTGTAGACGATCGTGGACTCGTAGTCGGGGTGGAACATGGCCCGCCACCGGGAGTAGATCAAGTGCCACAGATCCGCGTCCCGAATGTTCTGAGGATCGCACTCGTTGCCCGTCTCCGGGTTCATGATGTGCACAGTGGCTGCGACGTCGCGCCGCTGCGGAGACCACGACTCGAACCGCTGGCCGAGAGCCGATTTCGACCAGTTCGTCTTGAACGGGGCCGGGGACAACAGGCCGGTCGAGTGTGGAGCGAGAATCGGGCCCCAGTCGCCCATGCCTGGCCCGGCGAGTGTGCATTCGTCGCCGTTGTAGCCGATCACCTTGATCGTGTCGGCCCGGCGCATCAGCGGATGCCGCCAACGGGTGAACGATACGAGGCTCATCAGCCGCGCCTCGTCGCCAAGATGCCCTGCCGCTGCAGAGCCTCATTGTTGTCAGCTTCACGCAACACGTCTTCGGTGTTGTGGCCACTGATCATGTAGGTGTTCCCTCCGCGTAGTGGGGCGGTGGCCGGGCGGTTCTGTGCAGGCATATTGATCCGGCCATACGCGGGCATGTTCGGGTCGCCATAGGACCCGGGCACATTGCCGACCAGGAACGACGACACGACGTTGGCGGCGTCGTTCACGATCTTCCCGCCCTGCTGGAACAGGCCGGCGGCCAGCGATGACGCCAGCCCGGCGCCCATTCCCCCGCCCATCCCGCCACTGCCAGCACCCGCGCCCATCGAGATCGCCGTGGACACGAGGTTCCCGATCGTCGAAGCGCCGGACATGATGCCGGTCGTCAACGCGGTCAGGTTGTGGTCAATCGACGACGGCGCCGGTGCCACCCCTTGCGGGACACCGAACGATGGCTGCTGCGGCTGCGCCGATGCGTCCGCGGTGGGCGGTGCAGCCGGTGCAGCGTCAGCGGGCGCTGCATCCACCGGGGCGGGTGGCGGGGCCGGCGCGGGGGCGGGCCGCGGCTGAACGGGTACGCTTGGGGGGCGCACGATCTGCGGCTTGATCCCCTGGCCCGGATCAAAGTTTGGCCGAGGTGGCGGAATCACCAGAGCCGTCGACGGATCGCCGCCGTCGGCGAAGCCCGGCAAGTCCTTCGGGTCGATCAATCCCTGGTTCAGCTTGTGTAGGAACGCATCGGGGACACTCGCACGGCCCCGCGCCGAGATCATGAACTCGTCGGGGTGCACCTCAGCGAGGAATCCGCCGGTCGGGCCTGGGCCCTTGCGTGACGGCGTAGGGCCGCCAGCAGCCATACCGGGCGGTGGCCCGCTCGGCGCGAAGTTCACGTGCAGGTGGTTGAAGTGGTCTTTCTCCTGCCACATGATGTAGTCGATGCCCAGTTCCTTCTTGTGGGCATTGAGCCAGGCATAGAGCTGGTCGCCCTGTGCCTTCCCCGCGGCCGGTGTGGGGTCATTGAGCCCGCCGGCGCCGGGGATCATCACGTCAAGCGCCAAGCCATCGGGGTGCCAGTGCAGCCTGTCTTTGCGGACACCGCCGATGTTGGTGGCCCATGGGAAGTTCTTCTGGATGATCTGCTTGCCGCGCAGTGTGTTGACCTGCAGCCCGCCATCGCCCGCGCCGGGAGCGCCGACCTTCACGTTGGACAAGTCGCCGCTCGTTCCAGGCCCGTTGGTCAATTGGGCGAGGGTGGCGTCATCAAGCAGTACCCCGTACTGCTGCGCCAGCGCAGCCGGATCGGTGACACCGCCAGTTGCGCTGCTTCCGGATCCGTTGATGCCGAGCAGTTTTCCGACAGGCCCGTCCTGGCCGAGCGCGAACTGCGCCGTCGACGAGGCCGCCTGGTTGTACGGGTTCGACGACGACAAGATGCTGTTCTGCAGCCCGAAGAATCCGAGCAGGCCGCCACCGTTTCCGCCACCATCCCAGAGTGCCGACGCCAGACCGCCGAGCAGCTTCGATCCCCAGTTCGCCGTCCACTTCAACGTGTTGTTGGTCCAGTTCTGCACTGCTGCATCGGGGTTCGCAGAGTTCAGAGAACCCCACAGACCGATCAGGCCGGGCACCTGTGTGGCTCGCGCCGACACCGATGCGGGATCCATCGGGCCCAGTGTCGGCAGTAATCCCCCGCCGTTCTGCTGGCCCTTGTCCAGTAGGCCATTGCCAAGGCTGAGTACGTTTCCTATCGGACCCTGAATCCCTTGTGTGACACCGCTGATGATCGATGTGAGACCACCGCTGCCAGCCATCGGATTCGGCGCGATCGGAGCTACCGGAGCAGTGGACGGACCGGGCAGCATTCCGGGTTGGATCGGATTGCCGAACTCATCGATGTTGCCGCCGCCCTCGAACTTGCGTCCCTTGGTCAGCGCCCAAAGTTTGTCGTCACCAATGGCGTCGCGCACAGACTCGGGCAACACCCACTCGCGACCATGCCGGCCGCCGGCTTCGATCATGTGCCCGCCGGTCGGGCCATCTCCCCGCCCGCCTGGGACTGGGCCGCCCTCAGCGAAGGACCCACCAAACGAGTAATGCGCCACGGGTTGTTGCCCCGGCTCCACCAAGGGTGAGTCTTTCGGCAGGCGAACCGTCCAGGACTTGTCCGGATTCTGACCGTATTTAATGCCGGCACCGTCGAGCTTGCGTTTTTGATCCTCAGTGAGGTCTCGGACACTGACGGCGATATCGTCGGGTCCGGCGTTCACCGTCGCCGTCGGGTTCGAACCGCCTTGTGGGCCAAAGATATCCATGCCCTGCTGGCTGATCCGAACCTGACCGTACTTCGCCTGGTTCTGCAACTGCTGGTCACTCAGAGCCCCCGGATAGAGCGCGAGTGCCTGGTTGAGTCGCTGACCGACCAGACCCGAAGCCTGGCCAGTCGGCGACAGCAGCTTCCGCAGCTCATTGAGGTCTTGAACGTCATTGAACTGCGCCCGCTGATCACCAGCCATTCCTTGGCTGGCCTCTGCGATCGCGGCGTCGTAGCGGGCCAGCGCACCTGGGTTGTTGAGCAGGGCACCGATCACCGCGTCCTGGTCGATGCGGCCGCCGGTGGCTTCGCTGATCCTACGCACCCGCTTGGCGATCTCGGGGTTGGCGTTGAACTCTGGAATCAGGTTGTTCTTGGTGATGACATCGCGGACCTGCTGCTGTGCTTGCACGTCCCCGGCCTGCGCCCTGATGTAGAGGTCCGGCGGGATCTTCAACAGATCAGCGGCTTGCAGCGCGTTGCCCTTGGTGAAGCCTTGAACCGAGCCGGGACCGGTATCGAAGCTCCGGGAGTCCTGGATGAGCTTGTCCAGGCCCTGCTCGGTGATCTTGCCCGACACCTTGTCGAGCGCATCGGCAAGTTCGTTTTGCTTGTCGATGAACAGTTGGGTTCGCTTCTTGGCGTTCTCGTAGTCCTTGTTGAGCTCGTCCAGCGCCAACCCCACCGCCGGTATGGCCACCATTGCCAGCGCACCCAAAGCGCCTGCACCTGCCACCGACGTTCCGAGTGCAGCCAGTGCACCGGCGAACTTCCTGACCGGCGAGCCTGCGTGCCCGGCCCGGGTGAACGTGTCGTTCACACCATTCATGGCGTTCTGGGCGTTTTGACGCAACGGGTAGAACCCCGTGCCTACCTGGGTCACCACGCCGGACAGACCCAGCATCGCTGACTGCACAGCACCGATAAGCGGCGTCACGGTCTTCCATGCCAGGTAGGCCAGGATCGCGTTCTTCACCAAATCGGGGTGCTCACCGATGAATCCGGCGAGGGTCTTGAACAGATCCACCACAACACCCAGGTACGGTGCCGCGCCGTCGGCCATGCTCTTGAACGCGCCCGGCAGCTCTTTGAGCAAATCGCCCCAGTGCTGTAACTGTTCCAAACCTTCGCGGAAGAATTCCTTGAATTCTGACTGTCCCTCAGCCGAATTCACGAACTCCTGCCATTTGTTGGTCAGGTTTTCCAGCCACTTGAGGAATGAACCTCCCCCACCGGCCGCTTGCGTGATGCCGGTGAAAATCTTGCCGACATTGATCACCGTGTTGCCCAGCGACGCCATACCGTCCAATCCGTCGCTGATCCACCTGTCCAGCCGTCCGTCTTTGTCGGCCTCTTCGATGAAGTCGGCGAACCGCGTTGCGACAGAACCGATCGCATCAGCCAGCCGCGGCAGCGCGTCCGTACCGGCAGCCGCGAGCGTTCCCATACCTCGCACCAGCGGATCGATCGCCGCCGAGAACCGGGCCTGCGCCTCACCGGTATTGCCGAGAATCCGGTCGATGATGCCCTTGCCCTGGGTACTGCCCAGTGAGGTGAGCAGCGCGGTGATGTTCTGATTCCACGCCGTCGCGATACCGGACAGGCCCTGCTTGATGTTCGGGGCGATACCGTTGAAGAAGTTCCGGAACTCTTCTGCCTTGCCCTCGAACAGAGGCTCCTGCACGACGTCGCGAACCTCGTCGAATGCCGGTCGCATATCGATCAGCGTTTGGACGAACTTCTGCGCCGACGGCGAGAGCTGTTCCATCGCTTTCGCCGCGGCCTTCTGTGCGGCCGACGACTTTCCAGCAGTGTCAGCGACGGCACCCTGCGCGTCAGCGACCTGCTGCTGCGCCCGGACCAGCCGCTCGTTGGCGGCGACCACAAGGTCGGAACCCTCTACGCCCTTGGCCTGAGCGTCGTTGAGTTGCCCGGCCACCTGAGTGTTGCGGGCCCGAACTTCGATCACCCGCTGGTCAGCCTCGAGGACCCGCAACTGTGCATCACGGATGTCGGAGAAGTTGCCTTTGGACAGATCCTCGCGCGCCTTCTGGGCTTCCAAGATGGCCCGAGATTCCGAGATCAGTCCGCCGCGCATCTCGACGTTGAGGTCAGTCAACTGCTGGCGCGCGTCGCGGTACGCGCGGGCCTGATCCTTGCGCGCCTGCGTCTCGTCGACGACGGCGTTGCGGAGCTGATTCGACGCCGACGACGCGGCCCGCGCGGACGCCGCCTGGTCCTCACCGGCTGAATCGGATGCCTTCGACACCGCGTCCCACGCCGACTTGACCCCTGACAGCCCAAGGGCCAGCGTGCCGATGCTGGCCACAGCGCCCGCGATCGCGCCGGGAACCACCAGGCCGGCCTGAGCCACCTGCTGCAGACCGGCCGCCACCTGAGCCAAACCCGCAGCGGCCGGCTGGAAAGCGCCCAACGCCAGGGCACCGAGCAGCGGCTTGTTGCCCAGCCCATCCATCTGGCGCCGTAGCGCACCGAGCTGCGCACTGGCACCGTTGGTGTGGACGTTGACCGTGATGTCCACGTGGTTGGCTGCTTGTGCCGCCCGCCAAGCAGCCAGATGTGCCGTCGCCGCCGCGGTGTCCGCCGCGACGTTGAGGTTCAGGCCGAGACCCTGCTGCTCGGTGCGAAACAGTTCCATCTCGCGCCGAGCAGCAGTCAGATCCACACCGACAGCGATCGAGAACCCAGGGTCGTCGAACGCCGCCAGTTTCAGGCGCAGATCCCGGATGAAATCCCCGGCGTCCGGCTTGATGCGGATGGAGGCGGTACCGGCGTTGCGAACGACCATCGAGCTACCTCCGTTTCCGCGACAGCACAAGGGGTTTCATGGCAGTAGCGATATCGGCATCGAGTTCGGCCAGTTCTGCTTCGCCTTGCTCGACAGCCCACCGCTCAGCCGGATAAACCGGCCCAGCAGGTAGTGGGATCGCCATGTTTCGTGTAGTCGCCCGCAGCAGTTGGGTGAGAGTGACGTGCACCTTGTGGAGCTCGTGCACTTCCCGGGTGAATCCCGCCAGCTCCGGACGCGACGGAGTATCACCTTGGGCGGCGAGGTGTTTCTGGAACTGTTGACGCAGCCGCTCGTCGCGCAGCATCGCGACCTGCATGTCCGAGCCCTCGATGCGGGCGACTTTGTTGACGTAGGTCAGGAATTGGGACCAGGGACGGGTGCCTCGGCACCAGTCTCGGGCGTCGACTCCGTGGAGCTCTCGGGCGAAGTCTCCCTCGATTGCATCCCAGTAGTGCTCGATGTAGTCGAGGATCCGATGCCTTTTCCCGGTGCCAGCAACGGATGCTGTTCGTCGTGCTCAGCCAGCGCCGCTTCGAGTTTGGCGACGCGATCGATCAGGTCGATCTCGTCCTCGTCGGGCAGGCGCAAGAACTGCTTCTTGAGTGCTGTGATGAAAGCGTCGCGCTCCCATTCAGCGCGCTCGGCGAAATACGCATCGACCGCTGGGAATTCGGCGTCACCGACCAGTGCCTTCGTGTACTCCACTTCGGAGTCCTCGATCAGCTTCTGGATCTGTGCCACCTCTTCGGCGGTCGCACCGAACTTGGCGGCGTTGAACATCGCCGCCACGGCAGCCTGAGCGGCGTTCTGCGCAGCACCGAGCCGCTTGGCGCGGGCTGGGGTCGGCGGGTGCAGTACCAGGTTCTCGGTGATCTCGAACGGCTCGATCGCCTTGCCGGCCTCGTGGGTCTCAGCGAGAACCTGTGCCCACTTGCCGATGGGTTCCCCCGTCGCTGCGGCGACGGGGGAACCCTTGGCGGTCCGCTTCTTCGGGGTTGCGGCCATTGGTTAGGAACCGCCCCCGAACCCGGTGTCGACGCCGGAGTCCTGGATCGCCGCCCAGCCCGGCCCGAAGATGTCGACAATGACCGGCTGGCCCAGCAGCTCGTCCTCCCCCTGGAAGTTGATCGTGTAGGGGTAGGTGGCGAGTTCGGCGTCGGTCAGCTGTGCCTCGCTGCGCTCGGACACGTTGGTGCGGTTGCCGATCCACGCGATGTAGATCGGCAGACCCTGCCACGAATCCTTGCCCAACAGCACGGTCCGCTTGAGGAACACTTCGGGCAGTTCCTCGACGCCGAACGTCACGCCGCCGGATGCGTCGGGGGTGACGTTCGACAGGTCGATACCCCACCAGTTTTCCAGGTTGGCGCGGTTGGTTTCCTGCGGCACCAGACCACAGGTCACGTCACGCTGGGTGGGGAGCTGACGGACCGGGCCACCGACACCGTGTGACCGGATGTCGTTGATCGTGACCGCGTTGGCCAGCCGGCCGCCGGACTGCTTCTCATGCAGGCCCACGGTCACACCGTCGTCCGGAAGCTTGAGCGCCCCGGTGGCCGAGTCGTGCACGCTCTCGATCAGCGGAACCGAATAATCCCACTGGATGACGCGGAGCTTCCGGGGTGAGATCAGCAGATCCCGGCGCGTCACATCAGGATTGGTTACCACCATGATGTGTTCCCTTTCTCTCTGTTACCACTCGAGACCGAGTTGGTCCCGATAGTCAGGGAGTCCGCGCGGCAAATCGACATGGATTTCCCACTGCGCCGGAATCAACCGTGCGTCCCTGAAACGGTCCGGAATAAACTGCGGCCCAACAACTTCACCCGGAACCCTCATGAAGGTTGTTGAGGTACCTGAGCGGTGCGCTTTCGAACGGTGGACATAGCCACCGCCTTTGCCGAACGCGCACAGCACTGACGCGACGAACTCGAGCAGCTCATTGGAGTCATCGCGCGACTTGGTAAGCGCGGCCATCTGCACGACAGCCTCGTCCACGCCAGGGCTGGTTTCGATGTTTAGTTCGCCGCCGACCCGGTGCACCCACAGGTAGCCGTTACCCTGTTGCAGCCAAGCCTCACGCTCCGCGTTCTCCGGGAACCACGGCACGACATCGAGGTCGTTAACCCATTGTGCGGCAACATTTTCCGAGAATGTGAACAGGTCGTTTATGACCCGTTCAACGTCCCACCGGAAGCCCTTCCACTGGGACGAGTAGGTCAGTGTCACATCGGTACCCACGCAATCGTTTCGAGGATGTCGTTGAGGTCGCGCGCGCCTTCGGTCTCATCGAAGGAGGGGTCGCCGCGGTTCTCGTCGTACCGTTCATCGGCACCGAATTCGTGCGCGAGAACGTATGTGGCCGCCATGCCGGTCTCACCGACACTCAATGTTCCAGCCCAGTACTTCACGTTGCTGCCGGTGAGCGCGACGGTGGTGTGGGCCGACCTGGCCAGCGCGGAGCTGCGCTTAGCGACAGCGGCCTGATACATCATCTGAGCGGTGTGAATTCGCTCGGTGACCAACGCTCGACATTCGGGCCCGCGCAGCCAGTCCCGCCGCCACGGATTCGGCAGCGGTACACGGTGCTCCACAGCTACCCGCCCGTCCTGATCGCGTAGTAGACGACACCGAAGTCGTCGCCGGTGAACGGGTGGTTCATGTCCCTCTGGGCATTGCCGATGACACCGAACTTCTGGTCCTGGTAGGTAACTCGGTCCCCGTCCTTGAGGTCTGAGCCGCGGGGAACAAACAGGGTGCCGGTCTGCATGTAGCCCGATTCGCCGACCGGCGTGGGTTCGTCGAGGTCGAACACAGCGTTTTCGATCGGCTCGATGTCGGACCAGTCTCTTTCGCCGAAGTCTGTGGTTTTGCGTTCCGGCGTGATGGTCACGCCGCGCGGATTCAGGAGTGCCACCGGTCGCTCCGTGAACTTGTGGTGCGCATCCCGCTGAACACACCGCGCAGTCGGGTCTTGTCGCTCTTGGCCAGCCAGGGGGCCCTGGCCGAGGTGGCGTCGGCGTTGTACCGAACCGTCGCGCCGAGCTGGCCCATGTTCTGTGTCTTGGAATCCACGAACTGCGGCACGTTGCTGTCGGCCGCCGCATAGAGACGCGCGACCACGTCGGCCACCACCGACGTCACAACCGCAGGGATCGGGCGCGCGGTGTCGTCTGGGTCGTACTCGAAACCGATGTAGCCCTCGACTAGTTCGGATGCGCGCTGCGCACGGCCCGGGAACTTCTCAGCCTCGTCGTCGGTAAGTTCCCGTTCCAGAGCGGGTGATGTCTCGACGTCCTGCCTGGTCACTGGAATCACTGCGCACCGCCCTTCCAGCCCGGGCCGGGCCCCTCGGGAAGTGGGGCCCGGCCCGGAGATTGGTTGAGATCCGGACTAGCTGCCGCCGGCCGGGACGACCGCGGCCACCGGGGAGCTGGTCTGGACGGTGGAGCCGAAGGCGATGTTGTCGCCCAGGGCGTAGGCGTAGCGCGCCTTGAACCGCAGCGCCACCATGTCGCGCTCGGCCAGGTTGATCCCACCCACGGTGGCCTGGTCGAGGAACTTCACGGTGATGTCCTGCCGGATGCCGATCAGGACACGCGAGGGATCGACGATCATGGCGGTCGCCTTGTCGGGATCCCACACGAGCTGGTCGCCGTCATTGCCGTCGTCGACGGTGCCGGTCACCCAGTAGTTGCTGAGCCCGTGCACCGTGCCGGCCGAACCGGGTGCGAGGGCCAGCGGCGCCTGGAAGATCGGCGCGCCGTCGGCGTCACGCTGGTTGGCCAGCTTGTACTGCAGGCCGCGCCGGGACAGCAGCGTCGCCGGGTCGTACCGCTCGCACAGCGCCTCGGCGCTGTTGAGGATCTGGCCCGAGATGTCCTCGCCGTCGACCGCCGAGCCGATCTCGAAGATGTTGTTGCCGGCGGTGGCCGACGCGAACAGGTCGTTCGAGGTCCAGGTGGACGGCTTGTTGATGCCGAAGAACACGGCGGCGTCCAGGGCGAAGCCCATGGCCTCACCACCGGTCTTGACGATCTCGGCGAGAACGTCTTCGGTGGCGTCGTCCACGACGTTCTCGTGGACGGGCACGATGACCGCCAACTCCTCGGCGACCAGGTTCTTGTTGCCCCAGGTCACCTTTCCGGTCGGCTTCACACCTTCCGGAGCGGTCGCCGACTCAGTGACCCACTTCGCGTGGGGCTTGGTCGCCAGCACCGGTTCCTTGACGGTCTTGGTGCCCATGTTCCGCGTCGGAAACGCTGCGAGTGCCGCGGACTTCTTGGCCGCCCAGCCCAGAAAATCCTTGGCGTAGGCGTCCTGGATGAGCGTCGACACGTCAGCGCGACTGATATCAGCCATGGTGAATTCCCTTTCTTGTCATGGCAATTCCCGCGACGTGTGACGTGCGGGAGCTCTAGTTACCGATCCCGGACACCGCGCAGCGCGGCCGCGGCGCGTTCCTTGTCGGTCTTTCCGTCGGGCACGGACGCACCGGATCGGAACGATCCCGATGACCCGCTCCCGCCAGCACTGCCGGCGGACTTGAGGAGGTCTTCGACGTCGGCCTCGATCTCTTCCTTGGTGGAGCCCTGGACCCGCTTCCACATCGCCGCCGGCAGTTCCTTTTCGGCGGCGATCTGTTGGCGCAGCAGCTTGGTCGACAACTTGCTGTTATCGGCCTGCGACGCTTCGTATTTCGACTTCATCTCTGCAGCGACTTCGTTCGCCTTTTGCAGCTCGGACTTGGTCGACTCGGTCAACTGGTCGAATTGCTCGGCCTTGGACTTGAAGTCGTCGTACCCCTCGAACCGGGCCTCGGTCTCCCGCCGTTCTTGGGCCAACTTGCTGTTGAGTTCGGCCTGTGTGAACGTGCGCTCGTTGCCGCTTCCCTGGCCGCCGCCGTTGCCGCCGGCGCCCGCGTTCTGCTGCTGTTCTCCCGCTGGTGCGGTCATTTCTTTCCTCCGATGGAGTGGACCCGACGGAACCCGGCCGCGGCGCTGCTGTCGTCGGTCACAGCAACTCGCCCAAATGGGCGCTCGGACGGTGGAATGTGGGCATGAAAAAACCCCGCAGGCCGATGGCCGACGGGGTTATTTCAGGGGCGGGTCAGTACCCGCTCGGGTTACACGTAGTGAACGTGCTCGGAACGGATTTTGGCTGCGAGTTCGTCGCGTTCCTTGCGCTGGGACTCTGCGAGGTCAGCGGTGAAGTCTCGCCAGGCCTGATGGTCTTCGTTGTCTTCGACGTTGGGATGCGCTTTCAAGAACTCGCGGTAGCGGTCTCGGTTTTCGCGGGCATGACGGGCTCTCAAACTGGCCATTCGCCGGTCAAGTGCCATAGTCCTCACCCTTTTCGCTCAGTACGAAGATTCCGTACCAGCTACTTCCAAGCATCAGTGTACGTCCAAGCTGGGCGTCATCGCCGGACAGTCGTGCCAGGTCACTGGGGATCGGCCAACCGCCACCCGGGTCGTTTTCGTCGAACAGGTCGGCGATGTCCTGCAGGATTCGCTTGTCACCAGCAGAAACGGTCGGGTTACCGAGCATCATCCTGATCCGTGTGCGGATGTTGGAGAACGACTCCCCGAGTCGCTTCGGGTTCCAGTCGAAGCCGCGGCGCGCCCACGCATATCCGCCCACTCCGAGAGAGGCGTGCACGCGGGTCAAATCGACGCCTGACCTCTCGTAATAGGCGTCGAGCGCGTCATAGAAAGCTGCTGAGAACCCTTGGCGTTGCGCGGACGGCTCGAGATCGAGCAGATCGTTGTCGACGATCAGGTAGCCGTCTTCCCGCTTGAACGACCGGACTGTCTGACCAGCGAATTTGCCCGATGCCGTGGTGATCGTGCCGTCCAGGACGACTTCGCGATCGCGACTGTCGCCCGCACTTGACCACACCACGGTATGCGGCCCGTACCGGCCCGACAGATCTGCCGCGAGCTGCACTTCTGCACTGCGATCAGCCGGGTTGGCCGCAATCGCGTCCACAACATCGCCCACAGGGTCGGCGTACCGAGTGTCTGCCACCCGCTCGGCTGGCGGCGTCGACCGATACCGTTCCCGGTCGTCGTCGGGCCCGGGCTCGCTCGGGGGCTGCGGCGGTTGCGGCGGGACCGGAGGTCGGCCAGGCGGCTCCGACCCGCGTCCCCCGCCGCGGGCAGGTTCGGGCTGTTCAGCGGTGATGGTCGTGATTGTTTCCGACCGCCCGGCGTTCCCGGGCGCATTCGTCGAGGAGGTCGAGGCGGAATCAGATTTGGTAGCCATATCCTTTTGGGCTTCTCCACGCCCACTTGACATGATCGACCGCGGCACACCACCGGTGACCTGCGAAGATTCGTCAGCGTCGTGGCGCCCCTTGGCGTCGCCGCCGTCGGCCTTCCGCATCTTGGACAGAACGGCCTTGGGATCGATCGCGCCGTATTCGCCGCGAGTCTTGCCATCGGCCTGCGCTGCCTTCACGGCTTCGACGTACTGCTGTTCCCACGCCTGGACGTACTCGGGCGGCTCATAACCACCAGCTCGGACCGGGACCGCCACACAGCGGCAGAAATCGTGGTACTTCTCGCCGAGAGGTCGGCTCCCGCGTTGGGCTCTCACCTTCGTCTGGCCGGCGCGGGCGCCGCGGCTGTAGGTGGCACGTCGGTCGAGCAGTTCAGCGGTGCCGGCCAGGCCAGCGGCCCGCATCCGCCGATCGGCGGCCGTCAAGTCGATGCTGCGGCCCACCACCCTCGTGGCCGACTCAGCCGAGCGATACAGGCCGGCGTCCTCCGAGGTTCTGGTCGCCAACATGCGGCAGAACGAGCACGCATCGGGTTGCGCATGTCGGGCCCAGCCGACGACGCCCTCTTCTTCCACGTTGGTGGTGACGGTGTCGCGGGACGCTTCGAACACCATCCGCTGCACCGCGCCCGATAGCCGGGTGACCGGATCGCCGTCGCCTGGCGCGTAGAACGCCCAGCCAGTGGTCCGCTCGATGCGGCCCGGGTCCAACAGATCCACCGAAGGAACTGGCGTTGCCTTGTAGTCCGAAGCGGGGTTCAGTTCGTCGTACCACTGGGCTGTGACGAGGCCAGATGCCTCCACGTGGGGTGTGATCAGTTCGGGCAAGGCCGCCCTGGTCAGCGTGGCCATCTCGTCTTGGGTCCGGTCATCGCCGTACTGGCGAAACATCGCGACCACCTGCTGAGTGCTCAGCGTGGACAGGTCGGAGACGATCTCGCGGAGCGCGTCAGCGTGCTCGACGAGAACGGTCATGGTCAGCCCGCGAGCGCAGGTGTTTCAGCCGGCGTCGTCCGGTTGGCCAGCGCCGAGACTTGCTGGTCCTGGCCAGCGGTCGCGGCCGCCGGGCGCAGAGCCGCAATCAGACTGGTGACCGTCGCCGGCTGCGCCGACCGCTTGATCTCCGTGATCATCTGCTGCGTCAGCCCGGGGACCAGCGGCAGGAAAGGCTCGATCGGCAGGCCCTTGGAGACAGCGTCGGCCAGCTTGTAGATGCCGTCGACGACCGCCGCGAAAGCGCGGGCCTCGGTGACCTTCCAGACCACCTCGGCGGCCGGGTCGAGTTCCGCCTGGCCGTTGGTGCTCATCGCACTGCCCAGCGCGAGCAGTTGTTCGTGCGATTCGCCGTGTGATTCCCGCATCGCGTCGAGCTTGCGCTGCTGGTTGGCTTCACCGGCCGCCACCGCGTCGGTCGAGACGTTGATGAACTTCGCGTTGATGTACGTCGGCGAAATCTGGGCACGGTTGGCGACGTGCTCCTCGAGCTTTTCGATCAAGCCGTCGTAAGGCTCCAACGTCGCCGCCGGCAGTCGGGATGCCTTCACATCCGGATCGTCGAACGTCCATGTTTTCCGCATCGACGCCGACAGCAGTTCAGCGCGGCTGCCCGTCCATCCGGCGATCACATTCTGCGGGAATGCGCCGAATCGGGCGACGATCAGACGGTCGAAGTTGACCTCGTTGATCGTGCGCTGGTCGTCGATGAGTCGTTCGATCTCCCCCTCGACCAGATCCTCGGAGTCACGTCGATTGACGTAGCGGACGACGGGGCACACCTTCTCTCCGTCGACTCTGGCGCCGTGCTTCTTCGGAACACCAAAGCTGTTTTCCGACAACGAGATCGTGACCTTGGTGATCTTCTCGCCCTCGTTACGAATAGGCGTCGCCACCGGGCCAAGATCGAGCGGGTAGGTGTACTCGTCGTCGATGAACAGTCCCTTGCGGCGTGGCTCAGCTTCGCTGGAATCTACCCACGTCTCGAGTGCGTACTGCGGCCACCGATCAACGCTGGGATCCCGGTACACGGCGATGAGTTGCCGCGGTGACCGCGGCCGGAAGACGGGGTACTTTTTCCCCGGTTCTACCACTACGTAGGAGACACCGAATTCCACTGCATCGGAATAGATTTCCGCCTGTCTGGCATCCATCTGGTTGCGCTGCCACAGGTCCCAGACTCCTGCATTGCCCGACGATCCGCCCGACCGGAAACCGACCACCGAGAGGTTCTGGGTGAACGCATCCTGCACGAGGGTCAGCACGTTGTAGATGCAGATCCGCCAGATCTCGCGGACCTCTTCATCGGCATCCTCTGGCAGACTTGGCCGCCCCAGCTTTCCTGTCAGGTAGTCGTGGATTCGATCGAACTTGGCGAGTTCCGTCTGGTGAATCGTCCACATCTTGCCGACCAGACTGGTGATCTCCTGCGCATCGAGCATCCGAAACCACCTCCCTAGCAATCAGTTTCAGAAGAAGTTGGCTTTTCCGGACCGTCGTTTCTTCAACTTGCCGCTGTTCAAAGCGATCCGGGCACCCATGATCGAACCGACCATGCACACTGCGAGATCGATGTGCTTGCTCGACGCCCGCGTCACCTTCGACAGCGACGTTCCCCATTCATTCGGGCGGCTACGTGCGTTGTGGACGTGCGTGCGCAAGATCGGATGGCCGTCGTGCCGGAACAGGAACTCTTCTGGATCTTCGTCCTCGTCGTCGATCCACTTCTGCACCATCTCGGCGGCCTCGGTGAACGCCTGGTTGCGCGCAGCACCGCCGCGCTGCGACAACCGCATATCGAACAGGACTGCGTTACCCATCGACTCGCCTGGCGTCGCCCACACCGGCAGCTTGTCCCGGAAGTCGCGGTGCAGAGCATCGATCATCGGCCGCCAGTACAGGGATTCTGTCTCATCGTCCTCGGCGGGCGACGGGTCGATCCCGAACCACACCACGTCCCACTTCGCGAGAGCTGCCCTGCATTTCGCGTCGACCTCGGCCCGCGGCGCCAACCACGGCTTCTCTTTCGGCAAGCCGTGCGGTCGCGCCCATACCGCGTCGCCGAACGGCAGGAATGAGTACATGTCCGACAGCCGTGTCGCCATCAGGCCGGTAGCGTCACCCGACTTCGAGCAGTCCAGGAACAGTGCGATCTGGTCCTTGTCAGCTACCACTCGTTGCTCGGCGAGCGCGTCGAAGCGGTCCGGCTGCACCCAGGCGTCCTCTTCCGTGCCCAGGCCGTTGAGGTAGAAGCGAATCGAGTCGGCCACCGACGTCCGGTCGTCGGCCATCTCGTCCGATTTGCGTTCGATGTCGTTCCACGGCGCGTCGAGATACGCCTGTGCCAGACCGCGTTTGCGCCCCTCTTCGGTCACGATGTCGAACGGCGGCGCCGCCTCGATGGAGTGGTACAGGATGTCTCGTTTGCCGCGGTAACCCGGTGCCTGCTGCTTCTGCCACGCCAGATACGCCTTCTCGCCGACAGTGTCGTGGCCCTGCCGGTGAGCGTTGGTGTACTCACACATCCGCGCCTGGATCTGCGCCGGCGACTTACCGACGTTGCGTCGGGCCACGCTCGCGACCTTCTCGCCACCGTTCGACTTCGACATGTGGTGCGTCTCGTTCAGCGCGATGAACGTCGCCGGGTCACCCTCGCCGGATTCCTCAGCCGACGGTGGCACCTCGAACCGGCCGCGCCCGTTCTTGAGCACCGTGCGGGTATCTCCGCAGTCCAGCCCGTAGTACTCGCGGGCCGCCTCGCCCCACATCGCATTCGCGACCCGCAGAACGTCTTTCGACTGCTCCTGCGAGTTCGACATGACCTGGACAAGCGGGAACCCGCGGCGACGGCCGAGCGGTCGGCCCGTCTTGTCGTCCCAGTCGAAAAACTCGACCGGGCCCAGCAGCTCCGTGTTGCACATCGACCCGGCCATGGGATCTTTGCCGGTGCCTTTTGCGCCGCGGATGATGCCCGACCGATACGAGAACCGGCCCTCGGAGTTGACGTGGTACCAGAGGATCAGGAACCGCTTCTGATACCGCGTCCACTGCCACGGCCCGCCGAACTGGTAGTGGATCAGCCCCGGCTCGTCGGTGCGCCCCTCAGCCCAGTCGAAGATGGCCGGCGCCAAGCTGTTGTTGGCCAAGTCCATCCGCTCATCCGGATCATCCGGCCACGGCAACGTCCACCACGCTCCGGACTCTTCATCGACCCGGTACCCCGGGAGCAGAAGCTCAGAGGTCGCGGTAGTCGGCAATGTTGGTCACCTCGGCGCCGCTGCCGTCCCCCTCGGGCTTCGGGTCGACGTACCGGATCCGCAGATCCCGCAGATAGTCCGCGGTGGTACCCAGCACGCGCTCCCGATTGCGTAGCTCGGTGGCGTATTTCGGCTCGCCGGCGTGCACCAAAGCGGCCAGTTCGATCGAGTCCAGAGCGAAGTCCCACTCGGCCGGGCCCCACAGCGAGCAGTGCGGCATCGAGGCCCAGGCCGCCCACTTGTCCTTCGTCCGCTTCATCCACGGCTGGCCATTGACCCGCGTCCGCGGCAGCTTCGGGCCGTCCGTGAACGGGACGTTTTCGACCTCGGTCCAGTCGTGTACCGGCTTGTTGCGGTTGACCGCCTGGCCCTCGGGCTTCGGCTTGCGGCCGGTAACAGCCATGGCAACCGACCTCCAATCCGAGTGTTTGCTGAAACGTATGAAACGCCAGGCTGGAAAAGGTTTGAGTTTCGTACAGACAGGCGGACGCTATGCCATTCGGGGCCCGGTCGTGAGGGATTTGGAGTCACCCCCCAGGGGTGTGTGTCGCATCGTTGCTGGTCAGCGCGTTGCAAAGGGAGCGTGCGGCGTTGCTGGACGTGTGCGCGGAGGCTTCAGTGGGCCTGGATTCGCCTAGCTTTGCTCATTTGTTTGCTGGATGGCTGAGTGCGTCGGCTGGGTGCAGTGGTGGCTTCCGCTTGCCGCTGCGGCGAGCTCGTCCGCGTGCTCGTTCGGCTGCTGACTTGGGTTTGTGGCAGTCGTCGCAGAGGGTCTGCAGGTTGTCGAGATCGTTCTGGCCGCCTTCGGCTCGGTTGTGGACGTGGTCGGCGTGCAGATCGCCTGGGCGTTGGCGGCCGACGTATCCGCAGCCTTGGCATGTCCACTTGTCGCGCTTGAAGCAGCGTTGTTGCAGCCCGTGTGGGACTGATCGGCCGTTGGTGTTCTGAGCCCAGGTCATGGCCAGTGGTGGCCACATAGGCATTCGTGCTGCCCTGTGTGTCCGTGGTCGTGGGTGCAGAAGTGCGGGTTGCCGAACACTTCGTCTCGGTCTTCGGCGGTGCACATCAGTGTGCGCCCTTCTCGCTGGCTGCGTGGCCTGGGCGTGCGCCGGTGGCTTCGACGTGGAGGTTGGAGCAGAGGCCGTCGATGACGTGGTCAGGCAGTGGTGGTCTGCCGTTCTTGGTGATGGTCTTCTGGATCTCGGTGCGGCAGCGGTCGAAGTCTCCGGGTTGGCCCCATCGGATCTTGATCGCGCCTGGCCCGTGGGCCCAGTAGTCCTTGAGCTTGCGTGCTCCACCGTCACCGGGGTTGGTGTCAGCCATCGCCCTTGCTCCGCGCGATCGCGGCGTTGGCCCAGAACATCACCTCTTCGAGCTTGGTGATGGCCAGCGCCTTCTCACGGCCGCCGGATAGCACGTGGTCGAGGTGATGGGCGAGGTCGCCGCAGCGGGCACGAACATCCTCATGCGCCTTCACCTTCTCGGTATCAGGCCGGTGGTAGGCGAAGCGGTGCACGAGGTCCGCGGTGCTGGCCGCGGTAGCGTTCGACGACATCAGACCACCTGCCAGTCTTCGGCGAGCATGTCAGTCTGACTGGCCAACCAGGGCACCCGATCGCCTTGCACGGTAGTGATGAAGATGTACGGAAGCGTCATCTTCGAATACTGGTCAGGGGTTTGCAGTTCCAGGAACTGGCCCGGTCCGTTCCAGCCCGCGCGCGCGACGCGGTTGCCGGCGCGGAGTTCGTTCAGTGCTGCACCAATGTCCATCTGGAATCTCCTCATGCTCGGATGCGGAACGGGTGCCCGAGCATGTCGACGGTCCGGGCGTTCCAGGTGCGGTGTCCGCCGGTGGCCCACGCTCGGCGGCGTTGGGTCCGGGGCTTGTTGTCGCGGTGCTCGGCGAGGCTCAAGGTGTCGTCGTCGTGGTCGACCAGTGACGGCCAGGTGTAGGCGACCGGGTGGCCGCGTTCAGTGGCCCACGCGGTGAGCGCGTCGTCGGCGACCAGCGTGGTGCCCTCTGTGTAGGCGAGCATGTCGGGCACGAGGTCGGCGCGTATCGCGATCGCGACGGCGTGGAGCACGTGATTGGAGAGCAGCCAGTGAGCTCCGGTGCGGCTGGCGGTGTCGGTGGCGAGACGGATCCGGCCTTGCCATGCGCCGAGCGGGCGACCGGTGCCGAGGTACAGGGACACGATCGGTGCGGGGGCGGCGGCCAGGGAAGCGGCGAGCTGCGCGTGGAACCCGGACCAGCCGGCGCCCGGGATGGGTTGGGCGTCGTCTTCGACGACCAGGCACCACTTTGTGCGGCGGCTGGCCAAGAACGCGAGGTCGGTCCAGACGCGGTGATGGTTGGCCGTGGCGCCGAACGTGCCGTCGTCGTAGGCGATCGTGGCGGGGTGTATCCGGTCGGCGAGCCGTTCAGCCATCGCGACGCGGTCGAGGTGGGCAACGATGCCGATCGCGGTGCTCATTTGTGCCGAATCCGCGAGAAGGTGTTGCGTTCATCGGCTTTGAACATGGTCGTCACGCCGGGCCCGTAGATGAGTTTGTCGCGGTGCCGGGTGTAGGCCACGTAGTTGAACACGGCCATGTCGCCGACGCCGTTGCCCTTGCTGGCCTTGTGGAATGCGGCCATTTCGATGTCGTGCCAGGTGTGGATGACGTCGAGGATGAACGCCATGACGTCGTCACGGTGGCCGAGCAGAACGCCGGCGTTGACGAGCTGTTCATGGTGGTACTCGTCGAGGAATTCCCGGAGCTTGTTGTCGGGGTGGTTGTTGCGCATCCACGGGCAGCCCACGATCTGATGTTCGGCGCCGACCATGAGCTTTCCGGCGGGTACGTCGAACAGTTCCGTGGGTTTCAGGATCTCGACGTCGGTGCCGTCGCATACCAGCACTTTGCCGATGTCGGGGTTGTCGGCGAGGTATCGGTAGGCGTTGATCCATCGCTGGAAGTAGACGTTGACGGTGTTCGGCGCCTGGATGTAGGTGACGTTGTCGTGGTCTTGGGCGTCGAGCTGGTCGTGTAGGACGACGACGGGGTGTGGGCGGGCCGACTGGGTGAGCGTGTCGAGCAGCGCGGGGTCCGGCGCCATCTGTGTGCCGCGCTGCGGGTCGACGTTGCTGGTGTAGAGGCAGGTGAGCACGATGTCACGCAAGGCGCGGTATTCGACATAGCCGTCGAATCCTTCTGCCCTGCGTGTGTTGTGGAGCGAAGCGTTCTTGCGGACCTGTGCTTGCCGGTCCGGCAGTGGCGTGCGGTCGACCGCGGTGCGCTGGTCGAGCGATTCGATGAGCTTGTCCGAGTCTTTCGGTGAGGCGTACCGCCACGTGGTGAGGCCGCGGGCGTAGAGGCGGTTGGCGAGGTCGGAGTGCTCGTAGAGTCCGACGCCGTAGATCGGGTCGAATCCGCCGACGGCGTCGATCGCGCTGCGGTGGTAGTACAGGCAGTATCCGCGTTGCCCGGACCAGGCTTGGTGCTGGCCGTCGTCGTAGAGCACGGTGATGTCGTGCAGCTTTCGCGGTCCGTCGATGTCGAGGAACTGTGCGCTCAAATGGATCTCGGGAGATTCGACGAATGGGCGCCACCAGTCGTCGGTGAGCGGGTAGCAGTCGTTGTCGAGTAGGAACAGATGCTCGACACCGAGATCCATGAGCGCGGTCAGGCTGGCGTTCTTCGCCGCGGGGATGCCCTTGCTGGTGTCGTGCCGGATTACCGGCACGCGGCGCGGGAGTGGAATTCCCTTCCAGCCGTCCAAGCACACGGGCCGCTTGGAGCCGTCGTCGACGACGACGACCGGGAACGCCGGCGGGGTCCGTTCGATCACCTTCGCGAGGCATTCGAGGAACGTGTCGTGACGGTCTTTGGTGGTGACCGCGATGCCGACGCGGGGAGGGCCGACGCGGCCGGGGTCGGGGCCACGTCGTGCGTTTGCCGGTTGGTATTCGACTCCGTCGATCACCACGTTGCTAGGCATGTTCAGCACCCCCGGCATGAAAAAACCACCATGCCCCGGTTTTGGGCACAGTGGTACAGGTCAGAAGTATGCCATGAAACATCGTTAGCGTCCTTTCTGCTGGTTGGCGCGTCGGCGGCGTTGTTGCACCGCGTAGGCCATGAGTGATCCGAGTAGGTACTGCGTGGACCCGTCGCGGCCGGTCCGGGTTTCGATGTGGCCGCGGTGTGCCCAGGTCCGGATGGTTGCTTCGGCGCGGTCGGCGTAGTGGGCAGCGTCGCGGGTGGTGACCCATTCGTTCTCGTCGAGTGGTGGTGCGGCGGTGGGCATGTGCCAGAAGACGCCGTACTTGCGCCACTTCATGTCGAGGCGGTGCATTGCGCCGGCGGGGTCGGTGCAGCGGCCTTGGGTGATGTCGAAGATCAGTTCGCGGTATGAGCGGGCGATGCGTTGGGCGCGTTCTTCGCGGCTGTCTCCGGGCCAGGGCCAGCGTTCGGGGGTGAGGTAGGAGTCGGTCATCGGCGCGTCCGGCCGCGGCGGGGCGCCCGGCGTGCGGTGGCCGGCGGGCGGGTGTGGTGCCGGGCGGCTGATGGCGGCGCGGCCCACACGGTCGGCTCGTCGGCGGGCACGTAGCGGGTGAAGTCGTATCCGGGCCGGGACGGGACGGGGAAGTCCGGCGCGGTGAACTCGCGCCAGCGGTTCCGCACTTCCCAGATGAGTGGGGGTTGCCACCTAGATACGGGCACCCAATACTGGTCAGACCGCTTGCGCTGCAGCTCGTAATGCCAGTTCTGCGGGCCGAACTCGACGGTGATGTCAGGCAGCGGCCCTGGCTCGGGTAGGTTGTCGCGCTCGTCGTAGAGCTCGTCAAAGACGACGATGCCGCCGATGAATCCACGGTTCATCCGGCGCGGTGCGAACACTGGCACCACCTCACACGGGTGCATCCGGCCGCGGAGTATCTGTGCGTCCGCTGCCAAGCGTTCAGCCGACGCGCGGAATGCCTCGAAATACGGTCGCGTGGCGGCTATGCGCTCAGCGAGGCGGGTGAAGACCGCGGCGTTGAATAGCTCCACGTTGACCTTGAACGAGATCTGGCGCCTCAACTGAGGTGGCCGACGGGGTCCGATGAAGTCTGATCCTTCGCATAGGACTGGTGAGTCGTCTTCGGCGTAGCTGTATTCAGGGTCGAAGTGGCCGAAGCGGCGCATGGTCTGGATACGGCGGGTAAGGCGCAGCCCGTGCCAGTCCCGCCCACAGTGCGGGCACTCCGGGAAGTCGGGATCGTCGAAGTCGTAGCCGTTTTCGGGTTCGCCGTCGGCCATCTGTTCGTCGACGAGCGCGTCGATGCGGTCGATCAGGTCAGTCACCGAGCGGTCCTTTCACTGTGATGATGAGGTTGGCGTCTTCGAGCAGGTCGGCGAGAACGTCCGTGATTGGGGTGAGGCGTTGTTCGAGCAGATGGCACGTCGTGCAGAACCACACCCGGTCGTGGTGTTCGTCGGATTCCGAGCACAGCTCGCGGGCCCGGGCAGCGAACGGGCGGTCCATGTCTATCCGTTCCGCTCTTTAGCGAGCAGCCATTCGAGGCATCGAATCCGGTAGTCGCGCTTGGCGCTCTCGATGCTGGTCTCGAGGGTGTCGATGGCGTCCTCGGCGGCGCGAAGTGCTTCGTGCAGTTCCGCGGGGATGGGTTCGCTGGCTGGCCAGTCTTGATCCTCGCCGTCGTAGTACCTGACGGCGTATCTCAACCTTCGGCACTGGTCCTGCAGGGCTTCGACTGTGTGAATTACGCTGTCGCGCTCATTCATTGGCATATTCACGGGCATTCTCCTGCGTGGACCATGTTGCATTCGGAGCAGACCGTGAGATAGGTGTATTCGTCGGGGTGGAGTCCGCCGTGGTCGTCAACGATCAGCGAGCGGGATGATTGCGCTATTCTCGGAATATCTTCTGCCACTGGCTTTTTCGACTTTTTGCGTGGCTTCTTGTATGGCTCGTCGCGCTTCCAGGTCCAGTCGTCTTCGGCGCGTTGCTGCTCGATGGTGGAGTCGACGTCGTAGCCGATCGTGCGCTGCTCTGGGGTGGGGTGGCCCTCGAGGATCTTGTTGATCGCGTCGAGGATGAGGCCGCCGGCGCCGGGGGCGTTGACCTCGTCGGGGTTGTCCAGCTTGGCGGCCAATGCGGCGATGCTGTCGAGTCGCCCGTGGGCTTCGTCGAGTTGTGGTTTGAGCACTGTTTCCTCCACTTCACGTTCGGCGTGCATTCCGACGAGGATCTTGTATTCGCGTTCAGTCCAGGCGTATTCGCATGTTCGGCAGTCGATGATGGCTTGGCCGTCGTCGCGACCGACGGTGAACGATTCGCAGTTCGGGCAGGGCATCGTGTAGCGGTGTCGTAGCCGGGTGTGTCCAAGGTGTTGCCGCGCGGTGTGGTGCAGTTCGGCCAGTCGGGCGACGATGTCGTGGCCGGTGACGTAGCCGATGCCGAATGCTTGGCCGTTGGTCCCCCATCCGTTGCAGGGGTCACAGTTGGCGGCGGCCAGGCGGGCGCGTTCGAGTGCGGCGCGGCTCTCGTCGTCGTTGATCGCTGCGATCTCGGCTTCGGCTGCGTCGATCAGGGTTTGGTGCTGGACGCAGCGTTCGGGCCGGGACCACAACAGGGTCCGGTGGACTGGTGTGTGGGCGAGTGTTTCGATGTGCGGCTCGATCATTCGCAGGTAGCCCTGCAGCAGGATCGGCGCGGTGGCGCTGGCGGTTTCCCACGTGCGGGCGGCGATCGAGTCGGGGTCGGCGATGATCGGTTTGTGGGTCTCCGGATCCCGCGCGGGCGGTAGTGCCCGGCGCTGGCCGGTAGGCGGCGCGGTCTTGAGCTTGCGGGCGATGACGAGTGCGCCGCGTTGGGCCCATTCGACGATCTCGGCCATGAGCCGGTCGGCGTGCACGTTGATCGGGATCGCTGGGGTGCGGCTGGATTTGACGGCTTCACCGGCGCGGGCTTGGCGTTCTCCGATGGTGGCGTAGAGCATGGCGTAGTCGCGGAGTAGCCGGTGGATTGCTTCGGTGTGCTCGGTGAGGCAGGCGTCGCAGAGTGTTTCGGGCCGCAGGGTTTTCGCGGGGTATTGCCTGCCGTCCTCTTCGACCCGGCCGCGGCAGCGCGGGCCGGTGATGCAGCGGTGTGCGTCGCTCACGAGTCGTGGTTCTCCTGGTTGGGGATGCCCTGGTACAGGCAGGCGAGGCCGATGACGACACCGAGCACGGCCAGCGCGGCGAACCACCATTCGCCGCTGCCGATGGCGAACGCGGCGCCGATGGCCATGACGGGTGTGATCAGTGCGCCGGCGGCGACGGCGAGTTTCCGGTCGGCTTCGCGCCGGTAGTTGGCGACGACACGGCGTGCGTAGGCTTCGGCGAATTGCCTTGCCTCACGGTCCCAGTCGGCGATGTCGGGGAAGTCGGTCATGAGGCGTCCCTCACGGTGATGTAGCTGATGCTTCCCTTGGATTTCACGACGTTGCATCGAATGACTTCCATGAACGGTTGGCCAATCAACTCGGTTGAGTGGGCGTCGATGAGCACCCGGTCGACGTGCATCCCGTCAAAGGCGTCCGCCATTTTGGCGCCGAAAGCCCATCGCTTGTCGATCCCCAGTGCGTCCGCGATCTCCTCGGCGCGGGCCCGGGTGTATGCGACGACAGCGACCGTTCGGGTCCAGGCCCGGGGCCGGATCTCGGCGACGGCCGGGTTGGGCCAGTTCGTCAAATGGCGCAGATAGGCGTTGGCGTCGTGGATCTGGTAGTCGGTGTCGCGTGAGGGTCGGAAGATCCGGCCGGACCACCGAGTTCGCCAGTTGGCGCCGTAGTCGATGGTCATGGGTGCGTCGTCAATGCCGTGGCCGGCCATGAACTGCTTCGCCGCATCGAGCTCGTTGGCGCCGCGGGATTCCCAAATGGCGGTGGTGCAGTCGGGTGACCAGATTCGGAACCACGGCATGGGCGGGGTTGGTGCGATGGGCATGGCGTTCTCCTGCAGGTAGTCGGTGGCGGTGGTGGCGCCGAGCTGGCCGGCGATCGTGTACGGGTGTGCGGCGTGGATGGCCGTGACCGCAGTGTCGAAGACGGCTTGGGCTCGGTCCCAGGCGTCGTCGGCGGCGATCCCGCAGACGGTGGCGGTGGACGCGGCGGCGTAGTGGCACATGTAGGCGACGATCGCGTCGTCGGCTACACGCCGTCGCTCGGCAATCCAGTCGGCGGGCGAGCTGAGGGGCGTCGCTTTGGTGTCCATTCAGGCCCCTCCCCGCTTTTTGCGGCCCCTCCGGGCGGGCCGGTCGCTGGACCACCCCATCGCGGCCTGTATCGCCGCCATGCCCCGTTTTGCGGCGGGCCGGTGGTCGATGTGATCGCAGACGACGTGGCCGGGCGTGTATCCGTCGTCGTCGCAGAGTTGGCAGTTCGCGATGCGGAGTTTGTTCCGCTGAACGTCAGCGCGGTCGGTGACGGCTTGTCGGTGGCGGCGGCTGGCATCGGCTTGCTCGCGAGACAGAGGCGCGTGCACGGCGCGGCTGTCGGCCAGGCGTTGGCGTTGTTCGTGGGCGCGTTGGACGGCGGCCTGCGCTTCGCGTGCGAGTCGTCGGGAATCGAGATCGGCGACCACGGGAGTCTCTTCGCGGCCGGGACCGGCGGCGGCGCTCATGCTGCCCCGCTCTCAGGTGCCTTGTGGTCGCATTTCTCCATGAGGTCGTCGTCGATTTCGCGGACTCCGGTGCCGTGGCACCACGGGCAGTTCTTGGCGGTCTCGCGGGCAGCTGCTTTCTCGGCTGCTTCGGCGGCGGCGCGTTCCCCGGCGGCCTGGGCCTGTTCGCGTTCCCACTTGTCGCGTGCGCGTCGGCGCGAAGCGCACGCGCCGCACGATGGCGGGTTTTCGTCGTTCAGATGGCGCGGGCATTTTTCGGGGGGCGGCGCAACGCGATCGGGGCCCTGGTGACATACCTCTGTTGCGCTACCACCAGCCTGTTCCCCTGTTCCCCTGTTCCCCTGTTCCCCTGTTCCAGCACCCTTTTCGCCTGATTCCGCGCCGGTTTCGCGCTGCAATTGCGGCGCAGAATCCTCGCTAGGGTGAAAACGCAGGTCAGACACCGCGTCTGGGTGATCGGCCGGCGGGTTCTTGCGACGTTCCGAGCGACGCTCGAGCTTCTGGTGTTTCTCCCATGTCGGAATCCAGTAGAAGTGCCTACCGCGCACCGTGTAGAAGGTCACGCCGAAGTGCTGCGCACACTCGGCGCAAAATCGGCGCACATCCTGCGCGGTGAATTCGTCATCGTCCGGGAACGCGAATCCAAGCAGTCCGTTGATGTTGGTCTCGCCGACTCCGAAGTCGTCTGCCCAGCACCACAACGCCTGGTAGAAGATCCTGGTGGCGAAGTCGACTTTCGCGGTGTCCGGGGACCGGAAGAAGTCAGGTTTGAGAGTCCGGATTCGAGGCATCAGTGGGTAACCGCCTTGGGACGAGCGACGTTGTGCAACGGGTTCTCGTGCGCGATCGCGGCACGCTCGGCGGCGAATGCGCTCTCACGACTGGGGTGCCACCGGAATTCAACGCGGGTGACCGTAGACCACCACGGCTTGCTGTAGCGGTGCTTGGTGAACCGTGCGCGTGGATTGCTGGATACACCGACGTAGGCGAGTGTTTGGCCCGCGAATAACCGGTACAGCCATGCGGGCCCTGCGATGTCCTCGCGATAGGTGTGCCTGACATACATCTAGCTCACGTTCCTTCCCACGATCGAGTCCCACTGGGCGAGGGTCCAGAGCACGTCGCCCATTGCGGTGTGGCGCCTGTACTCCGCGGTGGGGACGCCGGCGGCGTCGGCGAGCTGGTCGGATTTCCACGGGAAGGTCGGCGGACTGCCGTCGCGGCCGCAGACGAATCCGAGGGCCACGCTGGCGATGTCCCACGGGTGGTAGTGCCATTCGGGTTCGATGCCGTTGCTGCGCAGGAATGCGGCCAGGCGGGGTTCGTCGAAGACGGTGTTGCAGATGACGAGCTCGGCGCCGCGGGTGACGAGGTGGATCATGGCTGCGGCGGACTGTTCGTCGAGCGCGTCGTCTGCGGTGTAGCGGTCGCGGTAGTCGGCCAGGAACGACTCTGGGAGATCGGGGTCGGCGAGGCTCGGGTCGTGGCGGATGAAGAATTCTGTCGAGTCGTCAGGGCTGCCGTCGGCGAAGCGGCGTACGGCGGCGAACTCCCACGTCGGCGCGGTATTCGACGTGCCAAGCGTCTCCGTATCCAAGATGCACAAATCACGCACTTTGCACGTACCTCCCAGTGGTGTTGTCGCGGCACTGTGGCGGCCGTCGACGTTGGTTTGCGGACTGCTGCTTGTATGTGGCCCAGCGGCAGTTGTCCGGTGAGTAGGGGCCGTCGTTGTCGATGCGGTCGAGGGTCAGACCGGCCGGCCGTGGCCCCATGTCCGCTACGAAGTTCCAGAAGTCATCGACCCACCGGTCGCACACGGTGATCCCACGGCCGCCATATCGGTCATAGGCGTGATGGGTTGGTCGCCGGCATCGCCCGACCATGTCGATGTAGACGTCGTACAGCTCGTGTTTTGTCTTGCCGCCGCGCCAGTTTGAGTTACGGGCGTCGACTCGGGCTTTCGCCGGTGCCGCGTATGCGCACTCGTTGCTGCAGAACTTCTTCCGATGCGACGGGGTTGGAACCGTGAACGACGCACCACATCTCGGGCATATGCGGTCCAATGGCTGGTCTCCCCGCGTGCCCCGCGCCATCATCGTTCTCCGTTCGCGAGTTTGAGTAGGACGTCTGCATGGCAGGGCTGGTCGAGCGGGCACCAGCACGCGAGGTCGTGGCCGCTGAGGATTGGGATCAGGTCTTCGCAGCGGGCCGCTGATCCGTTGATCCACTTCCCGTACATGTGGACTGCGAACTCGGCGGCCTGCGTGCGGGTGTAGGTGCCACGGAAGAACTGGCCTGGTCCGTCGATGGTGTAGACGCGCTCTCGGCCACCGAACAGGCCGGGTTCTGTGCCAGCTCCGACCACCTTCCACGGGTTGCCCCAGCGCGTTGGCCGGCCGACGTAGATCGCACCCTCTGGCATGTGAAATCCCTTGGTGCGCTTGCGCTGTATCCGCTCAGGCATTGGGCACCTCCTGGACCCGGACGATCTCGCCGTGGAATGGGCAGCAGTCGTTGACCTGCTCGTTGCAGATGCAGCGGGCTTTCCCGACTGCGGGCATGAGGTGGGCGGTGCCGATAATCCAGAAGCTCACCGGGCACCGTCTTTCAGCCATTGTTCGGCCTTGGCGCCGACGCGGCGTGCGTGGTATTCGTTTCGGGCCCAGCGCCATGCGTCGGCGGCGTTGTCGCACTGCATGAGCACCCATCCGCCTCCGTAGATGACACCGTTGATGGCGCCGAAGATGACCCAGCCGAGCGGGACCGCAATGGGTTTGGGGATCTGGCGGGTCATGATGTGCTCTCTTCTGTGTGGTGGCAGGCGAAGTCGCACTCAGGGCCCGGGCATTTGTAGGGGCAGCCACCGTCGGCGGGCTTGGGTAGTCCGGGGTGTTTCCGGATGCGTCCGTTGAGGTTGGTTGCGTACCCGCGTTGGCAGTAGGGGCACGTCGCGTAATGCGGGATGCCACGTTCGCACCCAATGCGGCCTAGAACGCCGGTCTGGTGGCCGCTGCCCGGGCATGGTGTGTTCATGGCTTGGACTCGCTCCACTCGGACACCCAGCGGGACTTGGCCTTGTCGGGGTCAAACCGAACGCAATCGTCGTCGCACCACGAGGGATGGTGTTCGTTCCCGCAGTCGCAATCGTCGGCGTCACGCCGCTCTTGGGTGAGTACTCCGAGGGCTTTGTCGATCTCAGCGGAGCGGTGCTCTTCCAGGTCGCGGATGGTGGCGCCGCACGTACACCGCGACGGGGCGAGTGAGCGCCCCTTCCAGCGGTGGTTACGCTGCACGTCGGTCATGAGCTTCTGGGCGTCAGACATCGGACACCTCCGCAGCGTCCGCGGCCCGCTCCGCGTCGTGGCGCGCGACCTTCTCAACGATCATCTGCGCGCGCTTCTGCCTGATCAGGTCCATTGATTCCCTGCTCATGTAGCCGATCGGCACGGCGCCGAGCTTGAGCGCGAGCTGACGCTTTGGCTCGGTCACGTCGTAGTGGGAGATAGGCGTTCCCGGTTTCTGGTGCCACGACCGGCGCAATCCGAGCTTGGCCGCGAAGGCGTGTAGCTCGTCGTCGGTATCGGCCAGCAGGTGCGACCACACGGCGTTGAGTCGTCCCACTCGCGCCGGGCGCTGCATGTCATCGACGTAGACGGTCATGACTTCGCCTCCGCTGCGTCGGCGGCGCGGTACAGCAGATCCCGAACCGCATTCCGGACGTTGCTCCCGGACAGGTAGTCGACGCGCCGAGTGGGCACCTCCATGCGGTCGGCCACCTGCCGGAAGAACTTCGCATCGGTGTCGCGCGGGCCCTTGTGCGCGACCTCGGGCAGCTCGATCACGACGTACCCGTCCGCTCTGAGTGCTTCCAGGTAGGCGGCGATCGCTACATCGGCAGCCCGCCCGAACTCTGTTGTAGCGCCGGGGTGTCCGTACCACTCGGCCAGTGCTGCGGCAACCTTCTCGCGAGCACTCATGCCGCCGGTTTCGACCGCAACGAGTGCGAACGCACCGGTGACGCTCGTGATGCCTTCACGCGACGGATGCGGGTCGTGAACCATATCGCCGCTGGCGGCGTCGGCCACGACACAGTGCGCGAACTCTCCGCGCGGTGATCCGCCGTTCAAGATGACGTACGGCCGTCGGGTGCTCAGGTCCGGAGGCCAAGTTTCTACGGGCGCGTAGCGGATCGTCTCTCCGCACCGCGCGGCCAGCCAGGCGTTGGTGGCTTCAAACCAACCGTCGTCGCCGTGGTCGCGCACGAAGTGGGGTACCTCAGCGATGGGGCAGCCGATGACGCTGGCGATGCAGGCGCGCCAGCAGTCGCCGACGGTGCCCGTGCTCGGGTCGTTCAGGTATTCCTGGTCGGCGAAGTCGCTCATGCTGCCCCGCTCTCGGGTTGTGCCGCAGCCAACTTGGCCTTGAGGTTGGCGATGGTGACGTTCTGTTCGGCGTTGCGTTGGACCCAGAACCCGCAGGCATTGGTGTGCTCGGTGCGCAGCGCCTTGAGCTGGGCCTTGGCCTCGTCACGTTCGGCCCGGGCCAGTTCGAGTTCGGCGACAACCTGATCCCAGGTCGGCCGGCCGCGCGTCATGCCGGCACCGCCGCGGTGGTGTCCGGGTACTGGTCCCAGGTGCGCCCGTCGAGCTCGCGGCCAGCGTTCTTCTTCCCCCACTTGCGCATCCCCTGGGCGCAGGGCGGCGTGTCGTCGTCACGTTCGAGCGACCAGGGCTGGTGGCCGAGCTTCATGAAGTTCTCGTGCCACTGATCGTCGTCGTCCTGGTACATGCCGCCTGTGAATGCGTGTGTGGCGCAGGTGGCTTCGGCGCGAGCCTTGTAGTCGAGAGTGAATTCGTCGGCCTGTCGCTGGACCTTCCACGGCGCCGGGCCCCACTCCCCCCACTGCTTGAACAGGAACGGCACACCGGCGGATACGCATTGGTCCCGCAGACTCAGCGCCCACTGCAGGTGCATCGGCCGCGCCCGCTGGCCGGATTCGCCGCCGACGATCACCCAGTCGACGAATGCGGCTGTGCCGTCGTGTTTCTTGACCGCAGCGCGGGCTATCGCATTCAGCGCAGCCTTGTCTTGCGCAGTAGGTTTTCCATTCCAGAGCGCGCATCCGATCGACGGCGACAGCCAGAGCGGGTTCAGCCCAATCTCACCGATGAGCGGTTCGGCGCTGATGAACCGGACCGCGGCCGGGGTATCGAGCAGCGCGGGAATCCGGATGTTGGCCCACTTCTGATTCTCAGTGGAGACACCGAGCCACACGTTCGGCAGCGGCCAGGTGTAGGTGGTCAGGCCAGCGGTGGCGCAGTAGCCCTCTCGGCCGTCCGCCTCCGTGACTGCATCGAGGAAACCGTCGGAGTTGAGCAACGAGCGCATCCGCGCGTGGCGTTTCGTCAACACCTGGAATGTGTGGTGTGGTGCTGCCGCCATGACGGCGAACACCTGGGCGATGTACTCGTCGGGCACGTCGTCGTGGAACAGGTCGGCCATGCTGTTGACGAAGATCCTTCGGGGACGCTTCCAGCGGAGCGGCTGGTCGAGCCGTTCGGGCCTCAGTGTCACCTGGAACCCGTTGGGGTACGCCTTCGATCCGGTGAATCGGTGGGCGATGGTCTCGGCGTAGCAGTGGTCGCATCCGGCGCTGACCTTGGTGCAGCCGGTGACGGGATTCCATGTGGCGTCGGTCCATTCGATGCCGGTCTTGTCGCTCATCGGGTTGCCTCCGCATCGTCGGCCGCAGCAAGTAGCCCTGCAGCGATTTCGCGAGCGCGTTTGGCGGTGAAGTTCGACACCTGGTCGATGTGGTGTCGCAGCGTGACGCCGCCGGACTGGTTGGCCCACACGTCCGGGTCGTACCGTTCGGTCAGCTCGTGTCGGAGTCGTTCGACTTCTGTGGCCTGCTGCTCGATGACCTTCAATAGGACAGGCACGTCGTCATGGGCGAGGTCGTGCAGTGCGTCCTCGTGTGGTGTTTCGCCGCAGTCGCATTCGTGGGCGTCGATGTATTCGAGCCGGTCGCGGACCTCTTGCAGTGTCTCGGGAGAGAACAGGCTGCCGTCCGGGCTGAACTTGTGCGATTCGAGTAGTTCGTCTGGGGTGTCGCTCATCGGGGTAGTCCTTGTGCTAGTCGGTTGAGGTATAGGGGGTGGCAGCCGTAACACCGGGGCATCCCCGCGGCGGGTTTTCCGCCGCAGTCCACGCACTGTCGGGGGTTGGCGAGGTATCGGGCCTTCTGCTCCGGTGTCGACTGCTGCGCCATTACTGCACTGGCCAGGGGGCGTTGTAGATGACTTGCCAGCCGTCGGTGAGTTCGTCGATCGCGTCGACCACGACGTCGCCGTCAGTTGGGTGGTGGGTGACCAGCCAACGGAGTCGCTTCGCTTCGGCCGAGTAGTAGCGGACCGCGGTGCGGCCGTCCTGCTGGCGGGCGATGCTGTATTCGGCGTGGCCACGGCGCGTGGTGTTGATCGACTGCAACACCTGCTTGACGATCTCCAACCGGTGCTGGTGAGAGTCGCCGGACGATTCGCCCGAACCGAGCTTCATCGTCAGGTCAAAGCCCTTGGGGACCGAGGTGGAGAGGTACAGCCGCAGGGTGTCTGCGGCTGCCCTCACCTCCTCGAAGCTGGCCGTTACCCGACCGTCTTCGTAATCGGTCATGGCTGCGCGTAGACCGGCTTCCCGACCGCCTCGACGATCTGCGCGGTCAGGTCGGCCCACGCCTGCCGCACGATCTCCCGGGTCGGGAACAGCTTGATCGCGAGCCGCAGATCGCCCTCCGAGACGATCAACCGGAAGTAGGCCGGCACCTCGTAGAGCTTCGGGTGGCCTTCCCACGGTCGCAGCGACAGGATGATGTGCTCGGGGACTTCGAGCTCACGGCCGACGGCACCAGCCCGGGACGTGACCTCTTTCTTGTACGCCAACGTCTGCGCACCGTTGGCCCGGGTGATGCTCGACTCAAACTCACCCTTGGTGGATGCCCGGATGGAGTCGATGATCTCCAACAGGTCGGCCTGGTCGGGCGACTGGATGGTGTGGCGCAGTTCTTCGACGACGTCGCCGAATTCGACCTGCGGGTAATACTTTCCGCTGATCTTGTGCCACGCCACCCAATCCGGATCCTGCTGCAGGACCAGGCGCAGAACGTCGTCACGCCAGCCGCCGAGCTTGGATTCGATGGTGTCGTGGTCGTTGTAGATCGCGGACAGTTCGCCGCGGTGCGCGTTGCCCCACATGGTGCCGATGTTGGTGAGCGGCCTGCGGGCGAGCTCGGCGATGAAGCTCTCCACGTCGGCCACTGTGCGGGTGCCCTTGGCGCGGCGCGGGATGGCCTGCAGGTCGCCCTCGTCGATGACGACGTGCTGCAGTTCGCGGTCCTCGTTGATGCCGACGACGTGCCGCACGTTCGGGGTCTCGGAATCGAGGGTTTCCAGGATCACGTGGGGCGCGTAGTAGCCGAGTTCCGCGGCTGCGATGGTTTCGAGATTGGCGTCTGTCATGAGTTGCGTTCTCCTATATCGGTTTTGTCGGTGGATGTGGGTGGGGGTCAGTCGTGGCCGGCGCCGGCGGACTTGCCGTCAGGTGCGGGCATGGTGTTGGCGGCGATCGGCCCGTACAGTCCGGGCTGCTCGCGCGTGAGACCGCCGTCCTTGGTGGCGAACCACATCGACTTGCGTGGTTCCTTCGGCGCGGTGTGCGTGATCTTGTCGGCCACGCTGAATGTGCCTTCGATGTTGGGCACCGGCTTGATGGTGAGTTCGATGGTGATCTTGCCGGTGCCGCCGGTCTGCTTGACCGCTTCGACGACCTCTTTCAGTTTGCGAGTGGCTTCGTCGTTGGCCCTCCCCTTCGCGTGCTGGACGAACGTGACCGCGAAGTCATTCGGGTCAGTTGTGTTGTCGGACATTGTGTTTCCTTTCTTTTTGTGGGTGTTACGCGGTGAAGTCGAATCCGACTTCGATGGGTTTGGTGAGCCGCGACAGGATGAGCGGCAGGTAGTCGGCTTCGCGCTCGACGGTGATGCAGTGCATGTGCTCGTGGACGCAGGCCTCGGCGGTGGTCCCGCTTCCGGCGAACGGGTCGAGCACCAGGCCCTTCGGCGGGGTGACGAGCCGGACCAGCCACCGCATGAGCTCGAGCGGCTTCACGGTCGGATGTGCGACACCGTCGGCCGATGGCCTCTCTGAGCTGGGGGCTTTCGCTTCGTAGCGGAACACCGGGAAGAACCGCGACGCGCCGCCCTCGTTGGCGCCACGGTGAGCGACGCACTCGGTTTGTCCGGCGAACTCCCCGTAGGCGTTCCGGAACTTGTCGCTACCGCGGCGGGTCGGGTTCGCGCCGGACTTGAGCACTCCGCTTTGCTGGTCGAGCTCGGCGGCCTGGTCCTCGTCCAGCACCACGTTCGTCGGCCAACGCCCATCTGGTGATCCGCCCCGTGGTCCAGGCGTAGCGGTCAAGCTGACACCACCACGATCGCCATACCGGCGGGTTGCGCTGGGCTCGGCGGCAGGCCTCGGCCCCTGGCTATCGGACCCGTCTCCGACGCGGCACCCGTCGATGTTCAATGCGCCGGTGCGATGCTCGAGCACGTTCGCGGCCACCGTGCCGGACAGCGGTTTCCGTGCGACCACGATCGGCTCGAACGAGGGCTTGAGCGCGGTACCCCAGCCCTCCCACAGGCCCGCGGAATCCGGGTCGGTCTTGTCGATCGCTTTGGAGACGTCGAGCGACTTCGGGAACCCGGAGCCGTACAGCCAGGCGATGCTGTCGCGGATCTCGAACCCGGAATCCTCCACGGCCGCGGCCAGCCGGTGCCACGTGCGCGCCCCGCCGAACGCCACCATGTGGCCGCCCGGCTTGAGAACCCGCAGGCACTCCGTAGCCCACTGCTCGCACCACTGTTGGAAGTTGCGCATCGCAGACGGCGACAGGTCATAGCTGCCAGCGGCCATAGCATCGTGACTGCCCCGGGAATTCGCGTGGCCACCGCGCGGCCGGCCGTCTCCGCGCTGCGAACCGAACTTCCCGGGCTGGTCCCATTGGCGACCCATGAACGAAATTCCGTATGGCGGGTCTGTGACAACAGCGTCGACCGAGGCCTCGGACAACTCGGTGAGTACCTCGAGGCAGTCCCCGTGGTAGAGCGTGACCTGGTCGTCGGCGTAGTGCGGCCTCATGCGCTCCACTCCGTGACGGTCATGCGGAGTTCGCAGGCGATGTGGTGTTCGATGCGTGCGCCGCGGCTGTTGCGCCAGCCGGGTAGCAGCATGATTTCGTCGCATTCGAGCAACTGGCGCAGACCAAGCCGCATGTAGTGCTCCCACGTCCCGCCGGTGCTGCCGGCGTCGTTCTCGGCCGGGTTGCGTACGTCAATTCCCTGGGCGCGCAGTTTCTTTGCGACCGCGTTGAATGCCGGATAGTTGGAATCCGGCAGGTCGCTCATCGGGCCCGCGATATAGACGGTCATGCCACACCCTCTGCGAGGAACATTGCGCACCAGGCGCATTCGTCGCGGACGTCGGGCAGCGGTCGGCCGTCGAGGATGGCTTCGATTTCGAGGATGGTGACGTCCCCGACTTCGTGGCCGCACCCGTTGCAGACGCGCTTGGTAACGATTCGTGTGGAGGTGCCGCCGTCGGGCCTGGTGATCCTCTGAGGTGGGGTGTTGGTTCGCATCAGACGCGGTGGCTTTCGATGATGTTGAGGATTTCTTCGGCGGGGACGGACCCCTTGGGTCCGTATCCCTGGCACCAGACGCGGACGTCGTCGATCGCGCGTTGGAGCTTGAGTTCGCGGTCGGAGTGCCCGGCCGCCGCCGCGGTGACGGCGTCGGCGGCCTTGAGGACCGCGGTGACGCCGGATCGCGCGGGAACGTCGGGGTATTCGCCGACCGGTCCGGACTCGTCGTCGATCAGTGGGTTGTTCACTGGTAGGCCCTCCTGACTCCGCGGTTGGCTGCATGGCGTTGGATGCGGGACCGGTTGCGCTGCTCGCTCTTGGCGCCGCGTTCCCGGGCCCGCCGGGCGGCGCGGCCGGACAGCTCGGACGGTTTGACTTCGTCCTGGTCCGACAGCGGGATCGGCTTGTGGCGTGCGGCCCGGTTGCGTGCCTTCTCGAGCTCCCACGCCTTCTGCTTCTCGGTGAGTTCCGGTTCGGGCGCGGCGGTCTCGGTCCACCACACGTCGGCTTCGAGGTCCATCACTCACCGCCCGCGGCGGCTTGGGCGATCGCGATCGCGTTGCGGATCTCGTTGATCTCGTCGGCGAGCGTGCCGTCTTCGCCCCACTTGTAGAGCACGTCGGACACCTTGGCGACCTCGACGTTGTCCATGTCGTCGGTGGAGGTGATCTCGGGGCGGTCGAGCACCTGCCTGTAGATCGCGTAACGCTCCTCGTCGGTGACCTTCTTACCGTCGCCGACCAGGGCAGGAACGCCGTTGAACAGGCCGAACAGGCGATTCTCGACGGCCTTGCGCATCCCGGTCTTCGACGGCGGCGCGGCCGGGGTGGGGTCGGGGGCCGGCTCGTCCTTGTCAGCGGAGTCCGCGGTCTTCGTGGCGGGACGGGTGGCTTCGTACGCTGCGGCTGCCTCGTCCGGTGTCATCGCGTTGACCTCGTTGACGGCGGACTCAGCGGCGGCCGCCATTGCGTCCTGTTGCGGCGACGTGGTGGGTTCGGTCTTGGACTTTGCCCTCGTGCGCCTGGCCTTGGGCTTCTCCTCGGCCGCCGGTTCAACGATCACCGAGTCGTCGACGCTCGGATCCGGCTCGGGTTCGGATGCCCGCTGCGGCTCGGTCGCGGGCTGGATCTTGTCGCCCAGGCCGGACGACTTTGCCTCTGCAGCGTCGTAACCGATGACCTCGTTGACCGTGAGCGGTTCCCCGCGGGTGGACTGCACCGTGCGGGGCCCGGTGTCTTCGCCCCAGTTCTCGGATTCCAGATCCTCACGGCTGTAGCCGATTCCGAGCAGCACTTCGGGCGCGATCTCGCGGCACACCTCGGCCTGCGCCTTGGCCTTGAGCATGGCCTGCGGGTCGGTGATGTACTTCATGTTCCCGTGGACCACGTAGTACGTGCCGTTGCGGCCCTGCTTGCGTTCGCCGGTCCAGTCCTCTTTGACGTTCGGCCTCTGCTCGGAATCAGGCCCGGCCGGCGTGGGCACGTACCCAGCCTTGATGGCGCGTTCGATGGTCCAGGTGGTTTCGTACTCTTCGCCGTCGAGATCGCGGCCCCACACCGTGACCGCTTCATCGGACTGGGCGCGGGTTTTCACCTTGTAGCCCTTGGCCTGCAGTAGCGCGACCATCGTGCGGGCTTCGAGCGACGGCATTCCGTGGATCGGGATGACGCGCTGCAGGGATTGGATCGGGTTGAGTCCGAGTTCCATGCCGTACAACATCGCGGCGGTGGCATCCTCGGCCTTGTCTTCACCCTGAAACCTGGTGGGGACGAACTGAGTTCGGACCATCTTGTAGGCCAGTCCGTACGCCATTTCCATCAGTTGGTTGTGCTCTTGGAGCATCGCGATCGCGGTGGACGATGCGCGCTGCTTCGGCGGCAACAGGGTGATGTCGGATTCCTGCACGGTGTCGAGTTGCGTTGTCATGTGGTTCCTCTCAGGCTGCGGTGGCGATTTCGGACATGCGGGTGATTGCTTCCATGCGGGATTCGTGCTGGGGTGCGTGCCATCCCGGCATCCGCATGGTGTGGAGACCGTCGCCGTAGCCGGGCCAGTGGTTGGTGTCGCGGCAGTGTGCGTACAGGTCGATCGCGGCGCGGTTGAGTTCTCGGCCGCGCTGCACGTCGTCGGGGTCGTGCTGCAACACGCTGACCAGGTACGGCGCGGTCTTCTCTTGGGCGATGAAGATGAACGCGGGATCGTCGGTGATGCCGTTGGCTTCCAGTCCGGCGCGGTACCACGGATCTGACTGGATGTAGCCGTAGTCGATCGACGCCTTGGCGAACTGCACGGGGTTGGCGTCCTTGGTCGACTTGTAGTCGACGCACACGATCCGGCCGGGCAGCTCGGCGAGCCGGTCGGGCCGGTACCGGCACCGGACACCGGTGAGCGGATCGTGCCAGTACCCGGACAGCTCCGAATAGCCCGGTGCCTGTAGCAGTTTCGCGGCCAGCGGGTGCTCGAGCACCGCGGCGGCCATCTGCTGCGCGATCGCGTATTGGCTCGGCTTGATGGGGATCTTGTGCTCGGCGTATGCCTGATCCCGCATTGCCTTGGCCTCGTTGGTGCGCCATTCCTCGAACGGCACGATGACGATGTCGGCGCCTTCGCCGAGCACCAGCTTGTGCGTGACGTGGCCGAAGTCGTACTCCTGCTTCGGCTTCGACGGGTTTCGCCGGCCGTAATCGAACTTCGCGGGGCAGTCGAGCAAGCTCTTGGCTCCGGTCGACGACAGGCTTTCCAGGTCGGCGTGGTAGTTGATGTCGGTGATGTTGGGGTGCAGCCCGTCATCACTCGGGATCGGTGTCACGGCGAGTTCGTCGCGGCAGTGCTCGCAGAGCCATTCGCGACGGTCGGGCACCCACACCGCGGGCTCGTCGGCCCGCTGGTGGTGGTCATGTCCGAGCGGTGTGCACCTGTCGCACTGGGGCAGTCCGGTCATGCGGTGGGCACCTTCCCTGCCGCGCGCAGCACGGCGAAGTTCCATCTGGCATCGGCCAGTGCGTTGTGCTCGTCGGCCGGCTGCTTGGGCTTCTCGAAACCGGGGACGGTCTCGATGAGCTGCATGAGGTCGTGGGTCCACATCGGCATGAAGCGGGGGTGGTTGATCATTCGGCCCCACAGTTGGCAGAGAGCCACGTGGTCGTATGCGCCGTAGTAGGCCCACAGCTCGGGCAGTTCGTCGGCCGCGACCACCTCGTCACGGTCGGCGAGATCCCCGACGATAAAGTCGCGAACCTCGTTGGCGATCACCCACTTTGGCTTCACCAACGTGCTGTGCGTATCGAGATAGCCGGGGGTGTCGACGACCTGCTTGATCGTGCCCCCAACAGTCGCGGGTTTGGTCTTGTACCCGCGCAGAGGAAGGTGTGGCCACACGTTGGCGAGCAGCCAGTGGTCGCACCGGATCTCCCCCTGATCCATGTCGCTGTTGACGGCGTAATACTCGCGGCCGTCCTCGCAGACGATGCCAATCGAGATCAGCTCGATCGTCTTGCCGTCTTCGAGGAATTCGGTGTCGTAGGCGTAGATCACGGGCGGACCGCCCTTCGACCACGGCGCCGCGGTCGGCAGTTTGGGCAGCGCCGATCAATCCGGGCGGGTTCACCGGACTGGCGGTGCTGCTTGCATTGGGGGTCGGACGCATCGTGCATGTCCGGGTTGGCGTGCGGCTTGCGGCTCATACGGTCGCCCACCTCGTCGGGATCTCGTTGAGCCAGGCGTCGATCCGATCGCGGATTGCGGTGGCCTGCTCGACGTTCAGGTGGGCCGCGATGCTGGCCCCCTGGTGATAGCGCACCTGAGAGCGACCGTCGTCGAAGATCCGCAGCCAGCAGTGCGGGCCCTTTGCGGCCGACGATTCGTAGACCGCGACCTTCTCGCCGTACGTCGTGGCGACGTCGTCGCCGTACTGGTGGAACCCGCGCTCGTTCGCGGTGATCGGGATCGGCAAGGTGGGGTTCGGCGGTGGGGTGGGTTCTGTTGTCACGGTGTTGTTGCTCCCTGCAGGTAGGTGGTGATCCATTCGTCTGCCTCGGATGTGCGGAGGTCGAACATGTCGGCCAGGTCCGGGCAGCGCGCCATGATGAGCCGCGCGTAGTACGCGCGAAAACTGTTGTTGATCTTGTAATCCGGCGAGTTGGTGGCCATCGCGATCTCCCACCGGGCCCGCTCGGTCAGTGCGCCGATGCCGAGCTTGTGCCGACCAGTGCGCCTCACCCATTCCCGCGCCAGGCGGACCAATGTCACGTAGACAATGGGGTTTTCGTCGTGGAACTGCTCGAACCGCTCAGCGGTCGTGATTCCGTACGGGAGGCAGATCTGGCCGGCCGCGGTCATTGGCCAGCGGCTTCCGCTTCACGCGCGGCAGGCAGGTCGCACACCCACGCGAACATGTCCTCGACGGTCTGATCGACCGGCACCGCGGCCAGAGCGAGGACCAACAGGCGTTGCAACTCCTCCGACGGCAGCACCGTGAGGTAGTTCCACACCCGTTGCGGGTCTTCGTCTTTGATCCTCCACGCCAGCTTGGACACCAGGTGCGCCCTGGCAATGTAGTCGGCGTCGCTGTGCCCGGTGATCGGCACGTGCTCACCGGCCATCGGACAGGTGTTGTTGCGCGCGCCGGCCTCCGTCGCGTGAGTGCGGATCAGTCCGTTGTTATCGAGTCGGACGTTGCGACCGCAGTACGGGCACGGGGCACGCTCTCCCGTGAGCTCGACGACCTCGGACACCGTCACTGCTCTCGCCTCCACGCTTCGAGCTCGGCGATCATCTGCTCGGACGGGTCGGTGACGCTGAACGGCGTGCACAGGCGGGTCTCGATGGTGGCGAGCCATTCGACACCCATCCGGCTCGCACTGATCTGTAACTGCTCGAGCTTTCCATCCGGCTGGCGGATGGCGTACTGCTTGGTGAAATCGTCGGTGGTCATGGTTGAACTGCCTCTACGGTGATGGGGGCGGGGGCGGCGGGTTCGGTGCTGTACAGGCCGAGGACGGCGTGGAAGAGGATGAGCCAGAACGCGACCAGCCAGGCCGGGCCATCGGTGAAGAATCGGCGGATCATGCTCGGGCCACCGGTCGGCCACTGGCAGCGGCGGCGAGCGCGAAGTTGTACGCGGTGATCAGGCTGGTGGTCGTGGTGTGCTCCGACTCGACGACCGCCACGAGCACGTCACCGGCGAGGGATTCGCGCAGCTCGGCGACGGTGTAGGTGGATCGGGTTGGGCGGTGACGACCGCGGGTCCGGCGCATCAGATCGCACCGCCCACATATCGAACAAACAGCTTCCCCTTGATTACTGTCGATTCGTAGTCGCCGAGGGGGAACGCTTTGATGCGACCGATCCGAATGTTTGCTTGGAGCGAGTACGCCTTCTTCTTCTCGACCTCATAAGGCCATTCGGCCCACTTGCCGGGGTTTCCCTGCAACGCCTCTGCGATTTCGAAATACATGACGGTGCTACGCATTCTCGTCGGCAGATCAGTGAAATTGAGATTCATGCCGCACCGCCGCATCCGCCGGGCCCGGCGAGCGGCTGCAGCAGCTCACCGGTGTTGAAGACGCAATCCAACTTCGTTGTCCAACCCTTGAAGGGGATGAACGCGCGCCAGAAGTGCCACTTGGTGTTGTCGGCGTACGGCTGGCCGTCGCAGAACCCGGCGCCACCCCCGCCGTCACCGCCACCCGGGCACCAGCCCACGGCGGGGTTCGGCATGTGCGAGTCGACGGCGAACGTCGTGGGGTCGGCCCCTGCGGTCGGGGGGTGTGTGATGAGTCCGCCGACGACAGCGCCGACTGCCATAAAGGCCGCCGCCGTTCCTGTCCGTAAAGTGGGTAGTGGCATCGGAATCGTCCTTTCGTCCGTTTTCGTTCCGGTGTTATCGGCGGGTCACCCGGGCATGGGTGGCCCGCCGTACTACTTGGTGGGGTGGCCAGCACCACCTGGTCGCGCACCCGGTTTGGTTTGGATGGCGGTGCTGGCCAGTTCGTGGGCGGCGACGGCGCCGCGGACTGCGCCGCGCATGGGGCACAGGGTGGTGAGGGTCCGGTCCGCGACGTGGGCGGCGGCGGTGAGGGCGGTGCGCGCGAGGATGTTCATCGGGCACCGGCCTTTGCGACGTGCCCGCACTCGGTCTCGACGACGGTGCGGTAGGGCGCGTCGGTCGAGATCTTGATGCGTCGATCGGCGTGGGCGAGAACGGTTCCGGTGTAGTGCCGCATCTGGCCGAGCTGGTTGTCCCACTGGTGGAATGCGACGCGGCTGTCCGGCTCGTGGTGCGGTAGCGCGCACGGCGCGGGCGGGTTCACGCGGAGATCCGGGCGTGGACGCGGCGACGGATCTTGGACCGCGGGGGCAGGCCGGCGGGTGATGCGGGTTCAGGCGCGTTCGCCTCGGTGGACATGGCGTCCATCGCGGCGCGGATCTGCGATTCGCGCATCATCCAACGGCCTGCGGCCTTGTACCCCGCGAAGCGCCTTTTCCTGAGCTGTTCGCGCAGAAATGAGGGCGACACGCACAAGATCTCGGCGGACTTCTCCACCGAGTACACCGGGTCGTCAATGATGGCGGCGGCCGCCAGAATCAGAACAAGCAATATGCGGATCACAGGAGTCCCTGACTTAAGCGGATTTGACGGCAGGTCCGGAGACTGGAATGAGGTCCGACAGGGTGCAATTCAGGAACTCTGCGGCCTGCGCAAGTTCCGCGACCGTAAAGCTGGTCTGGGCTGTCAATCGGCGAAGCAAAGTCGCGTCGCTCATGCCGAGGTGCGCCGCGAGATCTGCGTTCGCAGAACCCGATTCGGAGATCCGACGCACGATCTGGGTCGCTACCCGCTGATTCACTCGCTGATCCATACGGACCACCATAGGGTCCATATGGAACATCTGCAAGCAAACTTCAAGGCGAGTCTGGCGAAAGTTGGAGCTTGCGCCTAATCCAAACGGCACACATACTGATCCATATGGATGACAATCGGATCAACCAAGCGGTCGGCGCCGAGCTACGCGCCGCCCGGGCGCGACAGGGCTGGACACGCGAACAGCTCGAAGAAGCCTCCGGCGTGCCGATCGTTTCGATTCGTCGCTACGAAGGTGGCAGCCGGTCAGTCCCGGTTGATACCCTCGTCAAGCTCGTTGTTGCGCTCAAGATCAGCATCAGCGACATCGACAAAGCGATTCGCGCAGCCACTTCCGATCCGCCGTCAGGTCTCGAGCCGTCGCCGAAGCCGCGGCGACGCAACGCATCCGAGATTCAGAACCGGATTCCTCGCTCGGCGAAGTCCAGCAAGCGTAGCGAGGACACGACGGGCTTCAACCAGTGACCACTGCGTAGGCGGCAGCGCATCCATTTCTGCATGAATCAAATCGAATGTGGCACTTAGCTCGTCGTTCATCTGGCGGTGGTTCCCCTCTTGTCCTGCACAACTGCTTGAGAGGGAGAGTAGATGGTTACCCCGACAAACTTTTAACGACCCAGCAAATTACAGGCGTGTAGTTTCGTATGCAATAACAGCTAGATAACAGGTCGCACAGCGAACGTCGTTCAGCGGCGAACAAATCCGAATTAGCGATGACAGCAACACAACTAGGCTATGCCCCACGCTGCTCACTTGTTCATCACCTCATCTAGAGCGCACAAACCAAACAGCAAGCTCGACAACGAGGGCAAAAGCTGCCGACCGGTGTGGTCCGTACGGTGCGCGGTGACAGCGTTGCCTGATGGCGTTCGAGCAACACCCAGCCACGGCACCGCCCAGCCGTTAATATCCGCGCATGACAGAACATTCCGACTCCCCATCGAATAAGGCCGCCGAGAGGTGGCAGCCCCACCCCATCGCGCTAGTCGGGGGCGCGGCCGTCGCGGTGGCTGTTGGTGTTGTTGCAGGGGTGGCGATCACCACGGGCGCCAGCGATGATCATCCGGCCGCCATGACAGCTACCACCACGGTGACCGAAACAGTCGTGTCTACCGTGACCGAGACTCCGGACACTTCCGTGAACCCACAAACTCCAACTCCAGCGCCGGCCTTATCCACAACGATCCCGGGCGAAGGCGGAACCTATATCGTCGGTATCGACGTTCAGCCGGGGATGTATAGAGCCCAACCGTCAAGAAATACTGCATCGTGCTCATGGAAGCGGTTGAGTGACGTTGGCGATCCAAACTCGATCATCATGATCAACAACTCAGACGGTCCGACGTACGTCAGGATAGAACCGACGGACGCAGCATTCATGACGCAGTTCTGCACAACATGGCAGAGAATCGACTGACTAGGTGTTCTTCACGGGTAGGTTGTGAACGCGTAGGCGCTCGATTGGTGTCATTCCGCCGATGCCGGTGTGGGGTCGGTGGTGATTGTAGTGATGCAGCCAGTGCTGGTAGGTTCCGGCGCGTTCGGCCTCAGAGCGGTAGGTCTGCGCATAGGCCCATTCGGTGGTCAGGGTGCGGTTGAATCGCTCGACTTTGCCGTTGGTCTGTGGCCGGTAGGGCCGGGTCCTCTTGTGGGTGATGTCGGGGCCGAGCGCTTCAGCGAAATTCTTTGACCGGTAACAGGATCCATTGTCGGTCAACACTCGTTTGACGGTGATGCCGTGGTCGGCGAAGAACGCGTTGGCGCGTTTCCAGAATCCCGCGGCGGTTTCTTTGCGTTCGTCGGTGAGGTCCTCGGAGTAGGCCAGCCGGGAGTGGTCATCAACGGCGTGGTGCAAGAACGTGTATCCCATGCCGCAGCGGTTGCGCCGGCCGGCTTGGCGACCCAGCTTGCGATGGCCGCCCCCGTCGGGGATGCGGCCCAGTTTCTTGACGTCGACATGGACCAAGTCGCCGGGAGCCGGGTGCTCATAGCGGCGGGGTTTGGGCCGGCGTACCGGTAACCCGGTGTTTTGGTCCAGGTGCCGCAGCAATGGCATCCGGTAGCGGCGCAGCACCGCCTCAACGGTCGAGCGTGGCAGGTGCAGGTAAGCGGCGATGCGATGTGGGCCCCAGCGCCGGGTGAAGCGCAGGTTGACGATGCGCCGCTCACGTCGTTTCGGCAACCGCAACGGACTGCGATGCGGCCGGCTGGGCCGGTCTACCATCGCTGCTTCGCCACCGTCGCGATAACGGTCGGCCCATTTCTTGGCTGTGGCCACCGAACATTGGAACCGCTCAGCCGCGCGCCGCAAACTCCAGCCCTGATCAACAACCGCCTGCGCAAGCCGCAACCGCCCACGAGGAGTCAACGAAGCATTAGCGTGGACCATGAGGACCTCTCGGTAATCGGATGTGCGTGTTTGGTAACCACACCGATACCGGAGGTCCTCACCTACTTCCGCTCACCACGCCGTTCACAACCTGTCTGGGAGTTACAACTAGGTCAGTCGTCGTCGCCGTCTTCCGGCGGCGGACCCATCGCCCAGTCACCGCCGGCCTCGATCGCCTGCGGCCCGTCGTCGACGATCTCGGCGTCCACGACCTTCTGCGGCGCCAACAGCTCGTCAATCACTGACGCGGCCATCGCGGCGCTGCGCCGGTCGATGTGCCCGTAGCGGTTGACGGTGGTGGTGATCGACTCGTGGCCGAGCTGCGCCTGGATCACCGGCAGCGGAACGCCAGCCTGTATCCACCAGGACGCCGCGGTGTGCCGAAGATCGTGCACCCGCGGTGTCTTCAACAGTCCCTCGGCCTGCGCCTTGTCCCGGGCTGGCTTCCAGGCGAGGTTGTAGAACTCCTGGGCACGGATCGGGTTGCCGACGCTGTTGGTGAAGGCCCACTCTGGCTGTGACAGGTCCACGACGTCGAGCGCGACCTGCGGGAAGCTGACGGCACGGTTGGACCGCTTCGTCTTGGGCGGGCCGAGCTTCATGTTGGCGCGGCTGGTGGTGTACTTCCACGCCTTGTTGACCCGGGCGCTCATGGTCTTCGGGTTGATGTCCCAGGTGTTCAGGGCGGTGGCCTCGCTGAACCGCATACCGGTGCACACCAGCCAGACCGACAGCCGACGGTAGTAGTCCTGCCTGATGAGTCCGCTTATCAGCTCGAACTCGGCGGGTTCGAGGAACACCATTTCTTCGACGATGGTGTCGGGCAACTTGCGGCCGAGACACGGATTGGAGTCGATCAGCGGCGGCTTGTGTGTCACTGCGGCGTTCAACGCTCCGGACAGGAAACCGTGCTTGTTCTGGATCGTCTTCCCGGCGACGGGCACATGGATGCCGTGCACCTTGCGGCCAGGCTTGGCCTCCATCCACTGGACCCACTTGCCGATCGTCTTCTCCGAGACCGCGGTGATCGGCATATCGCCGAAGAACGGTTCGATGTCGTTGACGATGTAGCGGCGGTACTTGTCCACCGTGGCCTTCTCGACGCCAGTGAGCCCGTCGCAGTGCTCGCGGAGCCATTCGACGAGCGAGTGGGTGTGCTTGCCGGCCTCTTCGATTTCGAGCATCCGGATCGCCTCGTCGAACCCGTGCTGCTCGATGTGGATCTTGACCTTGTTGGCCGCAGCCTCGGTCAACAGCGACACCGAGCGTTGCTTCCCGTTCTCGCGGTGCAGAACTCGGTACGTAATGCCGGACTTGTTGCGCTGCGGGTGGACGCTAGCCATCAGTCGGGCCACCTCGCGATCCAGCAGTTCCGGACCGGGACGTACTGGATGATCCGGTAGACCACCGTACGGTCGCGGCCGGGGATCCGCACCAGCCAGTTCACGAAGCAGCGGCCGGGGAAACAGCAAGGCTGCTCGTCGATTTCGTGGTCGTGCCATTCCTCCCACGTTGTCGGCGCCGGTGGCGGCCCGCCGGGTGGCGGTTCGAGCTGCACACCGGGGTACATGCCGTAGATGTCGCCGCCGGCGGCGATGTCGGTGAGTAGTTCGTCGGTGAACTGCACTTCCGGGTCTGCGCGCTTCACCGTCAGCCATGTCTCACCACCCTCGGTGTGCCGGGTGAGCACCAGCACGCCGGGCGGGTTCACGCTGAACGCGGGCAGGTGGTCGATCGAGACCTTGAGCTCGATCATGCCGTCAGCGCCTTCCGGCTGTACTCCGGTAGCAGCGAAGGCATTTCGTGGTCGCGGTATGCCTGCTCGACCCGGGGCACGACGTTGTCGGCGACGGTGCGACCGTCGGGCAGCACGATGTGGGCCAGGAACTCGGCGTCGAACGTGACGATCCCCGATTCGACGGCTTCGAGCTTGGCCTTGATCACCAGGGCCAGCGAGCGCCAGCGTTGCCGCACGGCCTGCTCGTAGGCTTCGCGGACCTGGTTGGCCGCCCGGGGCCGGCCGGTCGGCGTGCGGGTGAAGTCATCGGAGTCGCGATCGGGCAGCGGCAGCACGAACCGGATCTCGCGCTCGTTGAGCACGAACCCGACGACAGCACGGTTCTGGTCCCAGCCGTACATGAATTCGCGGGCGCCGTACCGCTCGAGGGTGCGTTCGATCTCGGCGCGGGACCGGTCGGAGCTGACGTCGGTGTTGGCGGCGTACTTGGCCATCAGTGGTCCCCGTCCCTCGTACTGATTTCGATAGTGCGATCCAGGTTGAGTGAGGGGTAGGCCGCGTTCATGCGAGCGAGAAAGCCGGGGCCGGGCCGAGCTGACGTGTAGGCGCAGTTTCGTACCGGCGCGGGTAACTCAGAGCCGACGGGCAGTGGGCCGCCCCGCGCGTACGGTTCGCTCGGGTCCGGTGCGCCGTCGAGTTCACAGCCGGGCTTTCGGGCGCCGATCGGTTCGCCGTAGATGGTGACGAGTCGCAGACAGTCGAGTCCATCGTTGGGATGGCATAAGGGGTGGTTTCGGCCGCCACGCATGAGGCTCGCGTGCAT